ATGAAATGAGGTTTGGGTCTTTTTTGTTTTATTTCCTGTTAGATTTTTCCGAAATACGGAAAAACTTGCCGGAATAGAGGGTTTCTTGCCAAAATGCAGACAAGCCGACCATGAATCGGCTAAAATCAGCAACAAAGGAGACCAAAGGCTATGATTAGGATTTTGCTGTCAACCCGCCTTGGCGAACGGCGGATGACACAGAGCGACCTTGCTCGTGTCACAGGGATTCGCAGTCAGACTATCAACGAGTTGTACCACGATTTTGCGGAGCGTGTAAGTCTGGACGACCTCGACCTCATCTGTGAGGCACTGGACTGTGACCTCGAAGACCTCATTGTGCGAGAGCCCAACATTGAGCGCAGGGTCAAAGAGGTACGTCATATCCCCCAGACCGTGAGCAAGTCTCGCAAGAAGTAACCTCTCCTGCCCGGATGCGTCAAGCGTCCGGGCTTTTTTCGTTCTCATCCGGCACGAATTCCAGAAGATCTGCGGGCTGGCAGTCCAGAACGGTGCACAGCTTGTCCAGAACGTCCAACGGAATATGCTTGACGGAGTTGTTGTTCATGCCCGACAGAGTGGGCTGGCGAATCCCGGTCATTGCGACCAAATCCTTTTGTTTGATGCCTTTTTCGGCAAGCACGGCTTTCAACTTGATGCGAATCATGTAAGCACCTCCCTTTTCTTCACTATATCACACTTACCTGAAAATTGCAACGCTTTTCGTAAAAATATTTACGAAAAATGTTGTTTTACTATTGACATACAACGAAATTCGTTGTATAATATAGACATAGAGAGGAGGTTACGAGGTGCAAGGGAGCAACCCAAAGGGGGTGATGCTCCATGACAAGCAAGGAATTTGCAAAGCTCACCAGAGCCGAGCAGGTAGCCCGCTTTGAAGCATACAAAAAAGCGGCTCAGGATCGCACCCTGAACCGCTAACCGCTAAAAGCCCGTTATCCACAAGCCCCTTGCACCTCCATTTTATTTTTTTATTGAAGATTTGTCAAGAGTAAATCGGAGGTTTTCAGCATGAAGTTCATTGACATCAACCGAGAGTTCACCGCAGCAGCCAACAGTTACATGGCGCAGGGCTACTACATCAACGCCGGAACGATGGGCGGAAGCCAGGGCGAGGTCGCTCACATCGACCTCACAAACGGCACCGAGATCATCCGGGTGCTGCTCACCACATTCAACAACTACCTTGGCACCGAGGGTGTGGAGCTGATTGTTGGCCGGGTCAAGGACGACATCAAGCCCAATCAGGAAGACCGCTGGAACACCGTCTGGAATGAGCGTCTGGAGGTCATCAGCAACAAGAAGTTCTACCGTCTGAACAACCGCGCACAGGATGGATTCTACGGCACAGAGGAGGAAGCAAACGCCGCCGAGGAGAAGCGGTTTGACCGCTACAAGAGCCGCCGCAGCAATGACAGTGCGGTGGATGTGACCACAAAGGCCGCTCCGATGGTCAAAAAGTACATCCACGAGAAGTTCGGTGTCCGGCGCGTGAAGATGGACGACATCAAGGTCGTCAAGCACGGTGGCCGCTACACCGTCACCTACCACAAGCACGCCGCACAGTTGCACTAAGGGGAGGGCGCAAAGATGGTCACGATTCAGAGCCAAAACTTCGGCGTTGAGATTGAAATGACGGGCGTTTCCCGCGGAACAGCCGCCTCCGTCATCGCCAACTACTTCGGTGTCGGCGGTATCCACTTTGCAGGTGGCACCTACCAGACGTACGAGGCCAAGGATAGCAAAGGCCGCGTATGGAAGTGCATGAGAGACGGTTCCATCACTCCCCGGCGGCGCAGAGGTGGTGCAATCGTAGAGGCAGACGATACCTACCGCTGCGAGGTCGTGACCCCGATTCTCCAGTATGAGGACATCACCGACCTGCAAGAGGTCATCCGGGCACTGGTCAAGAAGGGTGCCATGGCGAACAGCTCCTGTGGTATCCACGTCCACGTTGACGGTACGAACCACACGCCCGAAAGCCTCTGCCGGCTGCTGAACTTCGCCACCGGGCGGCAGGATCTGTTCTACGAAGCCCTGCAGATCGGCAACCGCGCAGACCACTGGTGCCACAAAATCAACCCTGCCCTGTTCCGTGAAATGAAGAAGAACGGCCGGGCAAGCCGGAACGATGCAGAGCGCATCTGGTACAGCGTGGTGAATGACGGATATGATGGAGGCGTGGATTCTTCCCACTACAACAGCACCCGGTATCACGGAATCAACCTCCATGCATTCTTCACAAAGGGCACCGTGGAGTTCCGGCTGTTCAACGGAACCACCCACGCCGGGCGCATCAAAGCATACGTTCAGTTCTGCTTGGCAATGAGCGCATGGGCTATCAACTGTGACCACGACAACCTTCACTTCAAGTCCATCAGCGGTTACACCCAGCAGCAGAAGCACGATTTGATGATGCGAGTGCTCACCAAGCGTCTTGGCATGAGAGGCCCGGAATTCAAGACCGCCCGGCTGCATCTCACCTCTGCATTTTTGACAGAGGCCGAGAGCGAAAATACCGCCGCCTAAAAACCGAAAAGCTGCGCTATCTGGCTATACGGGCATTTGGAGGATATGACAATGAAACTTTACAAATACTCCGGCACCATCGAGGAGCTTGCCGTTGAACGCGGCCGAATCTCCTATATCAAACTCTTTGATGTGACCGACTTCGACAAAGCACCAACCAGACTGGAAGTCTTCGGTGCGCTCGGCAAGTACATTGAGGCCATCGAGGGAACCGATGCCGAAGAGCGATACATCAAGAGTGATTGGTACTTTGACAGCAACCTGTATCTGCGCCGCATTGAGATTCCCGGCGGTGAGGTTGGCCGCCCGGCGAAAATCATCACCCAGAGCCCGGACAACATCGACCAGTTGGAGATCTTCGGCCAGCAGGACTATATCCAGACCAGCAAGCCGGAATCCATGTCCTGCAAGGAAATTTACCGCTGGTCCGATTGGGAACGCCAGAACATGAAGTAAGGAGGTGGTGACCATGTTCAGTATTACCGATAACGAGAGGCTGCGGGATGCGTACGCACTCTTGATGCTCATGCAGAGCGACATTCCCGCCTCTGCCGAAAAGAGGGCTGCCGTGAAAAACTTGGCGGCAACCGTTAAGATGGAGATCCGGGCCTACAATAACCGCCCCGCCCCTGATGTGCATATCATCTGTGCCGACTATGACGGCCGTCTGGAGCTTGTTCAGCTGCCCGATAAGCTGGACGAGGCGCACGAGATGGACGCTACCAACTGGTTTCTTAACCATCATTATTTGAAGAGTTACAACAGCCCCTATGACTGCACAGGGCAGGAGTTCACGAATTGGTTCTATCTGTTCCGGCGGCGTGGTCACTGGTTTGCATATCACTCGGTTAGCCGAGACGTTTGAGGAGGAAGTACAATGACGGACGAAAAAGCTATTGAGAAGATGGTCTATGACCAGCAGCAGGGCTGGCCGCTGTGCCCCCGCTGCGGCGAGAGGATGCCGGACAAGCTGACCCACAGAGCACTGAGCCGCCACGCCAAGGGCGTGTACATCTGTGAGGCTTGCGGAACCGATGAAGCCCTCCGGGACTGGACCGGGAACGTCAAACCGCTGTCCAACTGGGTGCTGGTTCGCGTATACAATGGAGATCTTCGGAGGTAATCGATATGGAAGAAATGCTCCTGTCACTGAATGGACCGTGGTCAAACGCAGCCTGCATCGGCTACTGTGTCATGGCGATGCGCAACGCCGGTTTGAGTGAGAAAACACAGCGCAAAGTCCTTGATGAACTGACCCGGTGTTTCGACGACGTGAGTGTTGAAGACGCTGCACAGATGAAGTTCTAACAAACAAAAAATCCCCCTACACTGGCCCGAAGGTCAATGCAGGGGGATTTTTGCGCGCTACCGAGGTAGCCAAATATAAAATCAAGAGTGGACCATGCCGGGCCGCTCTCTACAAAAGCCGAAGCTTTTCAAGTGCCTCTATTTTACACGGCACTCATGCAGCAGTCAAGACTTTTTGCCCAGTGCTGCGGTCATAACATCAAAGGCGTGTTCGATGACAGCATCCAGCACCTCGTCGGTGATGGCCCAGCGGATAGCCGCCGGGCACTTGGCGCGGAGAGCGGCGAACACCTGCTTCTTCTTTTTGGCACCCTGCCCGCTGCCCATGATGGACAGTTCAGCTTTTTCGACCAGCTCCAGCGCCAGATCCTTGACGGTGGCCTTGTAGCCCAGCCGGATGCCACCGACTGCCAGCGAAATAAAACCCGCCGCCATCAGAATGACAGCGACAGGCACGGGAATAAAACTCAGAATAGCTTCCATGATGGTTTCCTCCTATGTCACAGATACTTGTTGGCCCCAGAAATTGCCCGCCAACTGGCAGGGCCGCAGATGCCGTCCACGGCCAGTCCGTGCGCCTCCTGCGCTTTCAGCAGAGCGTTCTCGGTGCCCTCGCCGAAAATGCCGTCCGGGGTCAGCCCCAGCAGCCGCTGGAGCATCTTCGTGGCTGCACGGTTTGCATCCCCGGTGCAACCCCGGCGGATGGTCGGCAGGACGAACTTCAGGTAGGTCGTGGACGGGTAGTGCTTTTTTGCATCGCACAGCCACGTCGCCTTTGTCCCGCGCGTATCGGCATGGCAGAACATATTCCCGGCGTACCAGTAGATGCCAATGCCGCCGAAGCCGACCGCCGAGGCAAGGATACCCAGAGCGACCGGGTTCAGGCTCCGATCTTCAAGCCTCCAATCGGCGGCCATACCGTAGCGGTGACGGCTATTCGTACCGCCGCCAGCGTCCTGATTGCGCTTCAGACAGCGGTAGCCGGAAGTGATCTTGATCTTCTTCCCGACCACATCCCGGATACGCTGGAGCTTCTCGGCCAGCTCCGGGTCTACCATCTGAGTTCCGCAGCCGCACGGGCAGTCGAACTCGTACCGGCTGAAATTCTTCGTCAGCGCGGTTTTGTCGCCGCGCTTATAGGTGATAACACTCACGCTTCATGCCTCCTTATAAGAAGTCGTGCTTTTGAAGCCGCTCATTGTACACCCGTTTGATATTCGCTACCGCACAGATGCAGCGGTTGTTTTTGTAGTCGGGGTGACTGCGGCAGTAGTCCTCATAGGCATCAATGACGGCCAAAATCTCGATAAAATGCTCCCTCGTGTGGTGCTTATCATCAATCAGTTCGTCATTGAAGCGCAGGATCTGGGTACGCAGAAGATTGGCATTGCGCTCATCATCAACTTGGATATGCTCCTCCAGCTTTTTCTGGGTCTGCTTCTGCTGTTCCAGCACTTCAGCATTCAGGGCGTGTCCGATGATTTTCGCAAGCCTGCTCCACGGATTGATCTTGATGGGCGAAACCTCAATGAGCGAGAGCAGCACCAAAACCATCCCGCCACCACTCCAGAACAATTCTTTCAGATTCACAAGCCATCCCCCTCACTGAACCAGCGCGGCGATTGCCTGCAAATCAAAAATCGGAGCATCAAAAAACGCTCTCGCCCACAGCCAGTAGTCTTCGGACTCCGGGCGGCGGTACTTTTGGCAGAGTGCCGATGCCCAAACCCGGTTCCAGCGGGTCTGATAGTCCGCATCCCGGCGCTCAAGGCACCGCTGGATGCTGTCAACCAGCTTCCCCCGCAGGTCACCAGCGCCGTCGTCGTCCTGCACGAAGTAGTCCAGAGCGTTCTGGCTCCCCACAGCACACACACGCTGGTTTTTGTGCATAAGAAAACCGTCCTGACAGGTCAGGGCGGTTCCATAAGGAATATTCACTTTTCCATCTATGCCGTCGAAGCGCGCCCGGCGGCGGGCGATAAAGCGTTCATGCTCCACCATGGGTTAGACCTGCTCTTTCTTCTCGGCGAGCATACCGGTCAGCTCGGCGTAGTGCTCATCGGTCAGTTTGCCGGCGGCGTAGAAAATATCGATCTTCTCCGCCAGACCATCGGTACTGCCGCGCTCGATCATGCGCTTGCAGGTGCGATACAGAACCATTTCCGTTGCTTTGCTCATTGCCTTTTCCTCCTATCAGGTATTCTCAGTGTCATCCGTATCGGAGACATTCAACTCCAGAAGGGTCAGGCGATAAGCCTGATCCACGTTCATCTCGTCGGCATCCTCGATGGCAGCTTTCGCCCCCATAATCCAGCCACCAATGTCGGTCGGCTCCAGAATGACGCTCTCTGCATCATCCAGAGGCTTCCGACCAAACAGGTGGTACGGAGTGCCGGCATAAGAAATGCCCGAAGCATCAGGCTCCGGGCAGAGGATATAACAGCCGTTGTCGGCTTTTTTGATGTAGGTCACGTCCTCGGTCAAGGCAAGGACGGTGCCATCACTGGCTTTGATGATTTTGTTGAACAAGGCACTCTACCTCCAAAAATTGCATAGCAAAGCCGCCGCAGACGCAGCAGCCGCCCATGGTCATCAAAATTTTTATAGTAGGCTTCTTGGCAGTTCATATACTGCGCTACCTCCTGCAGGGTACGTTTCCCGGCCAGCCATTCACGGTGGAACAGCTTCAGTTTCCTCCGTGCGCGTATCACGCCGTCACGGCTACCATTGACTTTGATTTTCCCGGTCTCGGTCAAGGTAAAACGAGCCTTGCACCAGCGGAAAGGCTTTGTCAGAGGGATGATCTTGCATTTCTTCTTGTTGACCGGGATGCCGCGGATTTCAAACTGGCGCACGATAGCGCGGCCCAGCTTTTTCAGATCTTCGATATCCGGGAGAATGATGCAGTAATCATCCATGTAGTGTCCGGCGCTATGCGTGGACATCTGGCATTTGATCCAGTTGTCCACAGCACTGGGCATTGCCGCCATTTCTTGTTGGCTCGGCTCAACGCCCAGCGGCATCCCACGGCCCGGAAATTCGCCGGGAGCAGTATCAATAATGGTATCTGCTATCCGCCGAAAATCAGGGTTCAGGATATACCGCTGGTGCCGCTGATAGATGATAGAATGGGGTGCATAAGGAAAGAACTTCTTCAGGTCGAGCAGCAACACCCCGCCCGCACGGCCATACTTGCGGTAATGCCGTGCCAGCTGCTGTTTGATGCGCTTGATCTGCCAGTGCAGTCCCTTACCAATCCGGCTTGCACCGTTGTCATAGATCATGCTGGGGTCGTAAAGCGGCTCCAACACTTCCTTGCTGATGACCTTGTGGATTTGTCGGTCTGTAATATGAGGAGCGTCAATCCCACGAATCTTGCCGCGTTCGCAGACCGTGAAATGAACGTATTTCTTAGGCCGCCACCTTTTTGCCAAAATAAGCCGCCGCTGCTTCGCTGTGTGAGAAAACAGATGCCGCTCAAAGTTCTGCGTGCTCTGCTTCCAGCGTACACCGTTGCAGCATTTCCGGCCATATTTGAACATCGTGTGGTAACTGAATACTTCTTCCAACGAACCGAGGGCGGCACAACGGGCTTCCTGTCTGGCTCGGCGTGCTGCCCGGCGGCGCTGGTATCGTGCTTCATGGCGCTCCTGACTTGTCATAAAAGTATTCGCTCCTCGTGCAGATGAATTGTAGGGCATCGTCTAATCTGCTTTATGCCGGCACATGAAACGCGGTAAGATGCATCCCGCGCCATGCAAGAAGCGTCCGTGTCAGCATATCGAAAAGCAGTTTTAGAGGTTTGACCCTCAGGGAAGTACCTCTCCTTTTGCTATGGTCGTCTTTCACCTATGGCTACTCCATGTGACCAAGCTTTGCAAAATCCGGGCACAACACCATACGCATTGTTAGCGTTGTTATAGTCCAACGACCCCGACGACGAAACCGCGCAGAAGTAGTTGTTGTTGTTGATGTTGTTGTTGTAGTTCGGCGACCGCAGCCACCAGACCGCCGCCGCAGGAATTGACAGAGATACACCCACTTAAAAATCAGGCTTTCCGATTGACCGTTCCGATCATGCCTTGCAGCAGGTCGTTTTCCTTGTCAATCAGCTCACCCAACTTTTGAGCCATTTTGTCCAGTCTTTCAGTTGCTTTCTTCGCATCGACACTTTTCCCTGAAGGAGTTGTGAAACATCCCTGTGGGTTCTGGGTCATGATGAGATAGCAGTGAGTCAACCGAACATCCAGCGCCATCAGGGATGCCCGCGCTTCCAGAAGATGTGCTTTGCGAAGCTGGCGCCGCTGATCGTCTGAGGGATAGATGCTGTTCGCCTTTTCAGCGTGGTCTATCACCTCACCCGCCAGCTTTGCGACCGGCTCTGCAATCAATCTGGAATACCTTGCGGAAATGCGGGTCAGGAAGTTTATCGTTTCAATGTAAATCGCGTTGGCGACATTCACATACTCCGCCTTGCTTTCTGTGCGCTTGGATTTCAAAACTGACATGATGCTTTAGTCTCCTTTGGGGTCATCAAGATTGATTTCCCCTTGCTCTCGCTCAACTTCTTCCAGATGCTTGAGCAGCACATACTCTATGTAGTTCGTGATGGACCGATGCTCTTTTGTCGCAAGAACACCGATTTTGTCAAAAACCTCATCGGACAGGCGCAACGTAAAGACGCGCTTGTTAGTTGCCATACAATACCTCCTAACGAACAGGTTTTGAAAGTATTGTATAGCGTTTTTTATGGCGTGTATGCACTCAAAAGACAGTTGAGTGATAGCACTTTCAGCATCTTTTTTCAAAAATTCTCGCGGGGCGCTGACGCGCCCTTTGGATTTTTTGAGGGAAATTTGCTGGTTTCCGCCCACTTCCGTGGGCTTGAGTAGGTCGAGAACCCCTGCGGGGGGATTAGACTACAAAGCCGGGCACAACACCATACGCAGCGTAAGCGCCGTAAAAGTCCAACGACCCCGACGACGAAACCGCGCAGAAGGAGTTGTAGCCGGCGAAGTACGGCGACCGCAGCCACCAGACCGCCGCCGTTCCGGTGGCGGAATGTTTATTGGCAACTTTGCTGTTACCCGCTTTGAAGTAATCGTACTGTGCCTGATAGTTCGGCTCCGCATCATTGCAATACTGGTGCGTTGCAAAAACCTCATACTCGGACAGCAGGAACAGATAATCCGTGGTAGAGGACACGTTGCTGGCGGTATTGCCGCCGCCCTTATTATCCGTATACTTCGTGCAGGACTTCATCACTGCCCGCAGATCAGAGGGAAGTGCGGCCATCAGCGTGTTCGCGGTCGGGCTGGTGGGAGAGCTTGCGCTCCCCAGTACCTTGCTTCGCATCTGACTGCTTCCCCAGCCGCCAGAGTTCGTGCTGCTGGTGTTCATCGTGAATGCGCCAGACGTGGAAGTCGTGCTGCCGTAGCTGCTATCCACCAGACCAACAAACTTGCCGCTGATCTTACCCAACAGGAAGTGGATACGGTTGCTGCCCTCCTTGCCGGAATTGTGGTTGAAACCGATGATAAAGGCATCGACTTTCAAGCTGGAGATTGTAGTTGCACCCACCTTGCCATTGATGGTTACACTCTTAGTGTCGCCCACAGACCACCAGTTCTTCGCCTTGCCCTCATCGGACACCTTGCGGATAACTTTCCACTCGTTCTTCTCCAGAACGGCGTTGATGTAGGTCAGCGTCAAAGCATAATTCTTGTACTCGGTGGCGGCAACCGTGGCGTTGGTCGAGTCGGTGCCCAGCGTTGCAGTGATGCTCCATGTACCCAGCTCAGGCGGATAGAAAACGACAGTGCCGTTTCCGTCGTTGCCGCTCACAATGGCCGTGAGGGTGGTATCTCCGCAGGAGGCCGTGACCTCGCTGCCCACAGGTGCGGTCAGCGTCAGAACGCAAAAATGTACAGTGGTCGTGTAGCTACCACCGTTCTGCGTCACCTCGATTTCTGCGGTGTCACTGATGGCATCGCCCCTGACCGCCTGAACAGTATAGGTACCCGCCCGCTTGATACGCACCGATGCCACGCCGTCGCTGTCGGCCGTCGCCTTATAGGCTTTGCCCGTACCAGTCATGGTAGCGGTGACGGTCGAGCCGGTGGCCGCCGTTACCGCCAGCGTGGCAGCGAAGTACGGCAGATTGAGCGTATACTGACCGCCCACGACATCGACAGTGACGGTGTCGTCCGTGGTCAGACCGGCCAGTGATGCCGTGACCGTCCACTCGCCCAGCCGGGGCAGCGTGGTGGTGAAGCTGCCACCAGTCGCCGTGCCGGTGATAGTGCTCTGGCCGTCAGTGATGGTCAAGGCGCTGCCCGCAGTCGTAGTGACAGTGAGCTTCGGCAATGTATTGCCCAGCACCTTGTCCAGCGCCTCCTGAATGTTGGATGCAGAAATGCCCAGAGTGTCCTCGTAGGCGATTTCTTTTGCAGTCCCGCCGCCGCTCTGTGCACCGCCAGAACCTGCATTAAAAGGGCCCCATGCCATAAATCAAGCCTCCTCTGCCGCTGATGCGGCTTCAATGATGTGATACTGAGCGAAAATCGCAGCACTCGGAACGGATGCCGCCCGGAGGCGTAAAACACCGGCCATGCTCTCCGTCGATGTGAAATCCGCCGCCCGTGCAACTGCACTGCTGGACGGGTCAACATCCACTCCCACGCTATCTGCCGCCGTCAGACCATCCACCTTGATGTCGAGGTACTTCGTATACCCGGGGACACTGGAATCGGACTTCCAGCCGGTGACAGGGATGGAGAACGAAACGAATGTTGCCCGGTCTGCTTTCAGTCCGTGCATTTCTTCCAGTGCAGCAGCGGCGGTAGATGCGACTTTGGCGGTAGCATTGCTGGACTGGGATGCAGCGCTGCGGAGCTGATCCAAAGTTGTGAGCGCATTGCTCAAAGAAGTCACCTCCCATAAAAAAATAAGGGGCAGCGGTGAATGTTCTCCGCCGCCCCTTTACTCATGAGATCTCAGAGGCTTACTCGCCGTAAATCTCTGCCAGCATCTCGGACACCTCGGCATCGGTAGCCGTATGGTTCGCAATGGCCTTATCGATGGTGGTATCCATGCCGTCCAGCTTGGTCTTATCCGCAGCGGACATCAGGCCAGCCTTGGCAGTGGTCGCCTCGTCATAGGTGGTATCCTGAGCCGGGATGCCAAGGCCGGTGATATCATCCTTGGTCACAGGAATGGTATCGGTCACATGGCCCTCTTCATCCACAGTGGTCTTGTACAAACCGCTGGCAGCAGCGGTGTGGGTGGGATGGACATACTTGTTTGCGCCAGCCTCAATGCCGTCCAGCTTATCCTTGAGAGCCGCAGTGAAGTTCTCGTCAGACAGACCCTTGCCCGCTTCTTTCTCCACATAGCCAGACAGGTCAACGAAACCGGCCAGCACATCATACTTGTAGGCATCGCCGACCTTGACCACCACGACATTGGTGCCCTTGGGATATTTGTTGCCCGCACCCTCAACGAAGTTGTTGGTGGTGGTGAAAGCATCAGTCACGTTGTAGACGTTGCCCAGAACATTCTCAGCCAGAGCGGGCAGCGCAGAAAAGACCACAGAGCCAGCGGGCTTATAGACAGCGCTGATCTTGGCGTTGATCTCGTCCTTGGTGTAAGCGTCGGTGATGCCGTATCCACCCAGAGTAGTGGCCTTGTCGGCCTTTGCAGCCAGAACAGCAGCCAGAGCGTCGTCGAGGTCAGACTGGGAAATCTTCTCCTTGTAGGCCAGTGCAGCCAGACCCTTGATGGCAACATCGGTACCAGCCACGGAAATGCTACCGTTCTTGGAGCCGGTGGCAACCAGAATGTCCACCATCTTCTCAGCGATGGCCAGGGCAACGCCGTTCACCTTAACGCCCTCCAAGACGTTGGCCTGTGCGCCGACATCCTCCAGAGCCTTGATGCGCTTGTTCTGGGCCTCGTCAACGGCCTTCTGCTTCAGACCCAGCGCCTTCAGTGCGCCCAGCTTTGCGAGCTTCTCAACATTGTAAGCCATAATAAGTATCCTCCGTAAATTGTTGTTTGGTGTTTATTTGTCGTAGATTTCGGCCAGCATTTCGGATACATCATCCGTAGCTGCCATCTGGTCTTCGGAAACTGTGGCGTGGACAGAAATAACACCGTCTTTGGTCACTTCCACGCCGTCGCCAATTTTCACGCAGCCCAGCCGGTCACGGGTCGCAATTACCAGTCCACCGGTGCCACCTCCTTTCCCGAACAGAGTGACGACTGCCTGAATATCAGCTTCCGGGATGCGCTGAGAGAAAAAGCGAACAATACCGTTCAAAGTCTCGCACCCGTTCAGGACACCCGCCTTGTTCGAAATAGAAAAGCAGCTGGCAGTTGCGGAACCGCTGGGCCAAAGCTCAGGGGTGCAGTCTGCCAACTCTGCATCGTAGGTATACGCATACGGCATTTCTCCCTCGCTGTCCGATACGGCTTTCCAGCCGTCCACAGAAAGGGTCAGGTCGTATTTGCCATAGTAGCCGCCGGAGCTGCCGCCACCACCGCCGCCGCTTTCCTTGATAAGCTCTTTGACCCTGTCTTCCGACATGATCTGGCCGGATTCCTCCAGCTCTTTCAGAGCCTTACTGGTGGCTTCGGTGATGATTTTGGCATGGGCATCCGGGGCATCGTTGTGCTGTGAGATCTCCTTCAGCACCATTTCCCGCACCATCCGCATAATTGCTTCAACCTGCGGGTCAACGGTGAGCGAAATATTGGCTTTGGTCGAAACGGCCAGCAGCACAGCAATTTGGAATTCATGGTCAGCAGTACCGATGGCCGGGATCTCGATGCCCCGATCATCCTGCATCAGAAAGAGCAACGTGTCCTCCGGGTCATCATTGAGGCGGCCAAACACGCCGATCTGGTGCATGAAGTACGGTTCATCTGCACCGCCCGTCCAAATGCTGACTTTGCGGGCTTTTTCGCCCTTGTATTCCACGGTGTCGATGCCCAGCAGTTTAAGCTCATAGGTATCACCGCTGACTGCCGTTTCCTCGGACAAGTCGGTGTCAACGGTGCCCGTGCCGCTTACAGCACGGGTGATGGTGAGCGCACCGCCCGAAATGGACTCGGACAGCATCGCAGCACCGGCGCTGGTATACGCATATTTTTCCCAGCTCATAACGATTTCCCTCCTAACTTGATGGTGACGGTTTCATAGGTCTGCGCAGGTCTGCCAGATGCAAGCGCCTGTGCAGACACAGCCTTGGCGTGGATAGTTCCGGGCAGCGCAATGGTCGTTTTCATCCGAGTTGTGCTGACCGCACCAGCGGCGCAGGCGTGTGCGCTGACTGCCCGCGGCTCGATAACACCCGGCATAAGAACCGTGTAGGACATCGTTGTGGCGCAGGGAATCGCTGCAACATAGCACGCTTTCGGCTCCGTTTCCGTGTAGTAAATGACGCTGTCCAAATGCGACCGAAGATTTTTGTAGCAGATGATTTTTTGCAAAACCTGCTGATGTTTGGCCTCATTGATTGCAGCGAAATCAACCGTGATACGGAGTTTGAAGTGGTACGGATCGCCGCCGTACTCAAACCACTCCAAAACTTTGGGATTGGGATAAATCGCAGAAATGGCTCTTTCAACAGCCGCTTTTGTGCCACGGTGCCGGTGAACATAGAAGCTGTCCTTGATGGTTTTTCTTTTTTCCTCAAGGGTGTAGGATCTATCGTACCAGTCCACGGCGAAGTCCCGAGCCAGAATGTCAAGCAGCCATTCGGGCAGTTCGTCGATGCGGGTATAAATCCGCAGGGAGTCGATTTCATCCTGCCGGGATTCCATCACCTTGGCTATGGCCTGTCCCAGAGCCACCGTCTTAGGGTCTTTTTGGAGCGCAATCGGAAACTGCTGCATCATGTTGTCAGCAGTCAGGCCGTGGTTACTCATCCTCATACCCTCCGCTCTTTATCGTCACCGTGCCCAACTTTGCCACTTGCGGAACCTTGTCGTTGCGGTCAAGGGATGGCGCACCGTCTTCCAGCGGAGTAAAGGCGGGCTGTTTGAGGTCTACACGTTTGATGCCGGCCGAAAGAAGCAGATACCGCAGCCTGTCAGGGTTGATGTCCCTGCCCATCTTGCCGGACTGCCAGCGGATGTACCGCTGCACAGCCTCATTCACGCCGGACTGAGCTTCACTTGCGGAAATGCTTCCGTCACGGGTCAGGTAATAGGTCAGGTCGATATCATAGGGCACTTCTTCCGGGTCGCCGGAGATTACATAGTCCGTCAGCGGCCGGATTTCATCCGGTGAGCAGGCCGCAACCATGGCACGCTTGGTTTCTTCGCCAGCCACGCTGCCATCGTTCATGACGGCATACAGGCAAACCGTGCCAGGGCTGGGCGAATTTGCAACGACATCTGCGATTTCCGTGGAAACCCTCTTTGCAAAGTATTTGTAGGCACCGATTGGGCCAGCATCAGACCATGCACTCTGACTGTCACGCATCAGCTCATAAAATTCCTCGTCGTCCGGGGCATCAGAACCGTTTGCGCTGACCGTGATATTGGAGCAGCCGGAGTAGTAGTCGTAGATGTCAACAGCGGTGTGGATGTCCCCCACAGCATAATCATTGCCAGCCGTGCCCACGGTCTGGCAGGTCACCTGAACATCCGTGTATGTTGCGCCGATGGGAACGTACTCGTCTGCGGAGGTTTCCCAGTACAGGGCTGCATTGTCGTCTGTGACACGGGTGCCGGCCGGAATCAGCACCGCCGTCTGGCGGGGCTCGCTGATGTAAAAGCGCATGGTGCAGGTCGCCGCCGTAGGCTTGGGGCGCTCCTGCAAATAGAACAGCTCGGCCAGGCCATCCAGATACTCGCCCTCTGCGCTGCTGGGCAAGTTTTGGCAGCCTGTCCAGTTATTCTGGGCACGCTCGTACATGATGGCATCTTCGACCCACGAAATGAAAAGCCGTTCCGGGCTACCGGGCATCACAGTTTTGCCAAAGAACTGCTCATATCCTGCGACAAGCAGCCTGTCCAGCTCATCCATGTCCGTAGACACGAACTCGTAGGTTTTACGCACTGATGCTCACCTCCACGACGGGCAGCATCCGCCCGGGAGTGTCCGGGGCTTCCTTGAAAGTAGTCCCCATGTAGGTGGCACGAGGTTCAAACCGCTCGATGGCCTCCTTGATGGCAGCGCAGAGCATAGGCTGCGCCACATTTTCCGGCCGGTCGAGAATGTTCGCAATATCAATGCCAAATTCCCGGTAGCAAGGCACTGTGCCTTTCGGTGTAGACAGGATGACGGCGATGTTCTGCAGAACGCTGGTCACGGTATCCTGCTCCCCAAGGGAAATGGTGGTCAGGTCGTTTGCCGATACCAAGTAGTTGCTCACAAAAATCACCTCATTCTCTCTGATATTCCAACAAAGAAACGCTTGCGGTAATCCATGTCGGTGTACCGAAAGCGTCTGTGTGCAGGGTCTTGAATTTTACAGATTTGATAACCCACCGATAGCTGCCATAGACCACATTGCCGAGAACGAACGGCAGCGTTGTCCCATTGAGGACGCATTCTTGCAGTCGTTCCCGCTCTTTGGTTGGATTCACGCCGAGGTATGCGGCCAGTTCAATGTCAAACGTAATTGTTTGAGCATCGGTGCCTGTAAACTCGGTCAGGGCCGGGCCTCCGGCGCGCTGGTGGGTAGTATATCTGGCAGATACATTTTGCACCATGTTCTTGATGGTCTCGACATGGCTATCGAACACGGCAAAACTGATGTCTCCGAGGCAACCGACAATCACGGATAAATCCCTCCCAGCACGAAGCCATCAGCATTGAAGCACGGGAGGTACAAGCAGACCACCGTATCATCAATGGCCGGCAGCCACCACACCACATGGGACTTGTGCTGATGGTTTGTGGAGTTGTCCGCCCCGATGACCTTTTCTTCCTCATCCCAAATCTGGCGTGAGCCATCCATGGTCGTTTTGATCTCAAGGTTGTAGGGGCTGGGGTGGATATACTGGTGATTGTGTTCGCCGGCTGACTCCGTATAGACAATGGCTTTGTAGTGCTGCATCACCGGGAGCCAGCCGGACGTGATGCCGGTGTCCTCAAATTTGCAGCGGACAAGGCGCTTTTCTTTGTTCACATCGGTGACTTTACCGAGGCGAACGTCAACAGCGGTGTTCATCAGTACCCTCCTAAAACATGACGGCCGGAAACCTGCGTGGTGTACCCGCCAGAGCCGGTCACGGTATGCTTGGCCTGCTTCACGATGTACTTTCCATCCCACGGCCCGAAGCTCTTGGTTTCAAACGTCAGGCCTGCAACCTTGCCTGGGTCGCCGTGGTAGGTAAAGCCAACCTGACGCTCAAACTTGTTGTGCAACCGGAGCTTTTTGGCAGCCAGTTCTTTGGCCTCGGTCTTGCTCGTGACCGGGGCATAAACTTCCAGCTGCTGGTTGGTTTTGCTCTTGGCATCGTAGTCCTTGACGTAGGCGATACCCTCAATGGGCTTGCCGTTCGGCCCAACATAGGACACCCGGCAGGACGCATACTGCGTTCCGGCCTGGCCGAGCGTGTGTCTCCACTTGATATAGCTTTTGTCGTCTTTGGTGACAGTCCATGCAGAATCTCTTCCCTCGTATTCTTTCTGGTCGAAGATAACGAGTTTGCCGTCTGTGCATTTCAGCGACAAGCCGGCATCATGGCACAACTGCGACAGGAAGTCGATGTCAGAGCAGCGGTACTGCTCCACACGCTTATACTCAGGATCCTTTTTCGCAAGGAACTGGGACTTCATACCGTTCTTCTTCGCCATTTCATTGGCGATGCCGGATAACTTGTACTTTTCCCAGCCCTTGCTCTGCTTGGTCTGCCGGATCTGGCTGGTATAGGGCAGCCCCGTGGCCTTTATGGTGATAATGTCGGGCGGGCAGGATGCGTTTATGCTATCCAGCTCAAACTCCCCGCAGTCCAGCGCCTCATCCTTTCCGTCAGAGTGCCAGTTACAGGCCGTGATGGTAGCCCGGATTTTCAGGCCACCTTCACTGCTGCCGGAAGAACTGCCGCCAGATTTACCGGAGATCTCGCTGGCATCGACCCAGCCATAGACCCGGGACGTTCCGTCCGTGTGAATAACATGGTACGGGTGCAGCGCGCCCTGCTTGATGATGGTGATCTTGGCCGGGCCAGCCTTTGGTGTTCCGTTTGCCTTTTTGTCGGTAGATGCCTTGTAGTGTGGACCGCCAAGGAACTGCACCACGTCACCAACCTTGTAGCCATCAGAAGATGCGGCCGACACATCGCCGTCCAGCATCTTCTGGAGCCAGTCGGTCATCCAAACGCCCTCCCGGTCTTGGAGTTTGATCTGCAGGTCGTCACTGGCATCTTCCTCATTATCGGTAAATGTCAGCGACAGCAGGTAGGGCTTGATGCTGCTGGTGATGTCCACGCCGTCAAACTCCACAGTACACTCGGCATGGCGGGCGGTATTTTCGTCGCTCATGTGACCACCTTCTTCCACGGGGGCAAGGTAGAGCTGGTTTGTGTCTCGGTATCCGGGAGCGTCAGAACGATTCCGGCCGGGAACACAAAATAGCCCAAGTGCTGCGGATTAGCAGCCATCAGGTTGGGAGCATAGGCGCAACTGCCGAGCTGCTTATAGGCCACGCTGTCCCAGCGGTCGCCTTGCACAGTCGTATAGGTTTTACTCATGCATACCTCCCTCTGAAATCATCGTCCTCTGCATCTTTCACGATTTCGAGGACAAGTTCTCTCAGGCTGTCATTCTGGGCATTCAGGACGTTTTGCAGCTCGGCAGTATCAGATATACCTGAGATATGGTAAATCGGCGAGAGCGATATAGGAACCGTGCTGCGTGCTGAGGAGGAGCCGTTGCTCTCTGGCAGCTCAGCGCTCATGGGGGTAACGCTTGCGCTTTCCATCTCCCGTCTGGTTTCCGAGGCCGTCAGAACAGATTCCCCGCCGTTGAAGTAGACCAGCTCCGGGCCATGCTCACCAACGAGGGCAAAGCCGGGAGCCGCATCTTCCGTACCAACAGCATATCCGGGGATTCCGTGGTTGACATTGTAGCGCTCGTTGGAGCCTGCCAGCGCAGTAGAGGCCGCCGAGGCGATTTTGGCATAGGCTTCCTGCACACGGGGCATCATGCTGGATGCGCCATCGATGAAGCCCTGAATCGTCTCCTTGGCGCTTTTCGTGGCCTCGTCGCTCATGTCCATTTCCGATACGGTATCGGCTACGGTCTTGGCGATTTCGTCCATAGAATTGCTCATGCCGGTCTTGAGGTCGGCGATAGATTCGCTGGTGGTATCCTGCGCTTCTTTCAGTGCAGCATAGTTCTCAACCATTTTGGCGAGATCAGCATCCGAGGCCGAGGCCATACCGGCAATCGCATTGACGGATTCCTTGCTGCCATCCGCAAAACTGGCGATAACTTCACTCAGACCGTCGATGTCAGCCGCCCGTTCGTTCAGCTTTTCGAGGTTCTGGTTGTAGTTGTCCCAGTAGGTGATCTGGCTTTGCAGTGCATTGTTGATGGATGTAGCGGAGGTCGAAACGACCTTTTCCGCAGAATCCCACAACGCATACTGGCCGCTGATGCTGCCGTAGGCTTCATCATAGGCATCCTTGTAGGCTGCAATGATGTCCTGAATTCGAAGCTCTGCATCAGAGATGGCATTCGCCACGTTCTGCTGCTGCGCTGCAACATCGTCTGCGCTGTCGGCGGCGGACTGTTGCGAAGCATTCAAGGCATCGACTGCGGCGCTGGCCTCCTGATACTCGGCCTCGGCGGCATTGATAGCCTCCTGATCCTGCTCTACGGCGGCGGTGTAGTTCTCGACCTCCCGCCGGGCAGTGACAAGGTCATCCGAGTACCCCATGTACTCAGTGCGCAGTTGCTGCACATCCTCGCTCATGGTGCGCCACGGCAGATCTTCTACCGTGCCGTAGGTGAGCTTGAACTGCTCATCCGTCAGGCCGAGGGTGGTCAGCAGCTTATCGTAGGCAGCAGACATGCCGGCATTGGATTTTTCAACCTTTGCCTGCGCAGTCGCCAGCTTGGTTTCGTTCTCAGCACTCTCAACCAGCACATTGTTGTACTGGTCATAGAGGGTGTTCAGGTATTCCTGCCGGGCCTGAGCCTTGGCATCTGCTACATAGGCATCCGTATGCTGGCGCAGCGCAGCGGTGCCGCCCTTGATGGAATTGGTCTCAAGGTCAATATCATCCGCAAGGCTGGGAACCAGAACAGACAGCCGGGCCAGCGTGTCGTGGTATTCGGCATTTCCGTCCGTGTTCCCATTTGTGGCGGCCTCGATGGCCTCCAACTTGCTGATGTACTGGTCCGCAACGCTGGCGGTCGCTGCCATGTTGGACAGGGTGGAATCGTAGCTTTCGCTCGCTTCTTCCATGCTGTCGCCCATGTCACGAGCGGCGCTGGTCAGCTCCTTTACAGAGGGCACCGTCGCATCGGCAGATGTTGCCAGTGCCGTGACGAGCGTAACCGTTCCTGCAATCGCCACAGATGCAAGCGTCAGCGGGCCAGCAAGTCCCGCCAGAGAGCCAGTGAACAGAGTTGCCGCCGCATGAGCTAGTTTTATGCCAGCTGAAACCGCAGTCAGCGTGCCGACCAGGCCGCCCAGCGTGACGGTTCCTGCCGCAATTCCCTTGACCACACCGGGATTTTCCTCTACAAATCCCTGCATCCAGCCCAGGACTTCCGCGCCGACATCGTACAAATCCGACATCACCGGGGTCAAATCCTCACCGATGGCGATTTTCAGGCCATCTGCTGCGGACTGCATCAGCGTCAGTCTGCCGTTCATGTTGTCGAGCATGGTGCCTGCCATTTTATCGGCAGATCCGGCGCAGTCGTTCAGAGCTGCGGTGTAGTCCGCAAAAGACTGCCCGCCCTCGGCTGCGGCCTCGCTGCACCCGGCCATGATGGTTTGCAGTTTGGAATACTGGTTCGTGCCGGCAATGACCTTTGCAAGGTTGGCTTGCTCTTGGTCGGTCAGGGTGTCCCAGATACCGGCCATGCCTGTGAGGATGCTGGACAGGCTCTGCATATTGCCGTGCGCATCATAAATCTGCACACCGTATTCTGCAAGGGTGTCCCCGCACTCTTTCGTGTTGGTTGCAAGGCGGGTGAAGATGGCGTTCAGGGCCGTGCCAGCCTCGCCGCCCTTGACACCGGCGTTGGCCATGGTAGCCAGCACAGCGGTGGTTTCCTCGACCGAGTAGCCGAGGGAGGTGGCGGTGGATGCGCACGCCTTGTATGCCTCGCCCAGCTGGATCACGTCCGTGTTGGAGTGAGCCATGGCGTAGGCCATCACATCGACAAAGTGCGTGGTGTCAGAGGCTTTCAGACCAAAGGCAGTCAGATAGTCGGTAACAATATCGGATGCCTGCGCCAGATCCATGTTGGCGGCAGCAGCCAGATTCAGCACCGGGCTGATGCCCTCCAGCATAGACTGGGTGTCCCAGCCTGCCAAAGCCATGTAGGACAGAGCATCAGCCGATTCACCAGCGGTGAATTTCGTGGTTGCGCCCATTTCCTTGGCCTTGTCGGACAGGGCCGTCAATTCCTCGCCGGTAGCGCCGGAGAGTGCCTCGACATTGCTCATGGATGCTTCAAAATCGCCTGCGGTGTTGATGCAGTCCATGTAGGCATCCCGGATTTCTCCGAGGGCCTTTGAAATACCGACCGTGGCCAGCGTGGCCTCGACCGTCTCAAGCGCCTCGACCGATTTTTCACCGAATCCCTTTGCGCCCTCTCCGGCCTCGTCCATGGTCTTTTTAAGGTCAACCTGCTGGTCTTTCAGCTTATCGACCTCAGTTTCCAGCCGGACGCTTTCTGCTGTCAGCTGCGTGGTATCCACGCCGGCCTCGTGCAGGGCGTTCCCGGTGGCAGCTAAACGCTGCTCATAAGTGTTCAGGGAGGCCGCAGTCTTGTCGATCTGCGCTTGTTTGGAAATCAGCTTGTTTTCCAACGCAGAGGAATAACCCTCGGTCTCCTGAATCTCTTTCTGGATGTTGTCGTACTGTTGCTGCAAAACAGAAAGCCGCTGACGGGTTGCGTCTACGGCCTGCTGCTGCTTCTGGTACGCCGAAATGTCGGATTGTACTTTGTTCAACAGCTGAATCTTCCCCTGCGTTTCCACAAGGGCAGACTGGGCAGCCTTGAATGTACTGGAAAAGCTGCTGTTCTGTTTGGCGGACAGGTTGAACAGCAGCTCCCACTCTTTACGAGCCACTACTTACCGTCCTTTCTCGCTCTCTGGCGCTCGGCAATGAGGTCATTGCTGCTGCGGATCCATTGCCGGAACTGATACAGGGGCATTTCCAGCCAGTAGGGCGCAGGCGTACAGTTGACCTGTGCCATTGCAAGCACCTGTCGTCGCAGCCACACGCCGCCATCACCGGTTACAAGTCCGACCTCAGCAAAAAATTTCTCGCTTTGGTGCGGATGGTGTTGTAGTCCCGGATGCTCATAGCACCAATGACATCAACACCGATAGGCTCGGTACACGCCCGGCAGGCCATGCGGATAAGGTAGCCCGCACTCATCGAGGGGATGATAACCGGCTGATTCAGAGCCGTAAGCTCTGCCTCGATGGCGAGGGAGTCATTGCCGGTCAGCTTGCCCCAGTCGAACGTGAGGGATTCGTAGTGCTTGCCCTCGTAGTCAAGGGGCTTCTGGAGCTTGTGGGTGTAGGTGTACGGGTCAGCAGCGGCAGCAGCCTTTGCGGCGGCCGCCTGAGCTGCATCAAATTCTTTCGGGTCAATGACGGCGTTCATGCTGGATAGCTCCTTTCACGCTCAAAAAATAGGCCGGGACTGCAAAATGCAGCTCCGGCGGAACGGTATATGCGGATTACTTGCCCAGGGCCGCACGGACACCGGCCAGATAATCCACACCGTTGATGTAGCAGATGAAGTTGAGGGGGTCCAGTTCACGCACCTTCTTACCGTTGATGTACGTTGCCCAGTAGCGGACAGCGTATTCACCGGAGCCAGAGGTGGGCGTTGCGGGTGCAATGGTGCCGCCCTTGGTCGATTTGGGCACGACCACGAAAATATGCTTTTCCTTCCGTGCCTCGACCGTGCCCGCAACAGGATCCTCATACTGGTTCGCCACACGCAGGTCAATGCTGTGGCGGCGCAGCTCCGACAGCTGGACGGACTGCGGCGTGGTGGTGCGGAATTCCAGACCAAGGGTCATAGCCTCCAAATGGCCCAGAATGACCGCTTCGACGTTACCACCGACACCAGCGCCCGAAATGCTCTGCGTCAGAAAGGTAACGTCCGGCAGGGTAACTTTCGACATACCCAGATACTCCACGCTGTCCTCATAGACCGCGAAGTTGATAACGCTCTGATCGATTGCCATTGTAGTGCCTCCTTTTTAGGACTGGAGTGCGCTGGTCACATAGTCAGCGTCATATTCCAGCACAAAATCAATCTCCTGCGCCGGAGAGGGCGGGGTCATGTAGACGTGCAGCTTGATTTTGCCCGCCATCAGGCTGGTCAGCGGGTTCTCGTTTTCCAGCATTTCCACACGGGCACCCAGCAGATAGCCTGCGCCCACCAGACCGTTCAGCCAGATGTTGGCGCTATCCAGAATGGTGTCGATGAGACGACGGTTCATCGGCTTGTCGAGCTTGCTCCAGAACGTCTTGATGAGGGTGTTGGAGACGTAGTCGAACATACGGCTGAGCGGGATGAAGTAGTCCTTCACATCCGTGGACTTGGGGTAGCACGCAGTATGGTTGCCCCAAGCGGTCCAGCCGCCCATGAAGTTCAGGAAGGTGCAGATGCCTGCAGCATCAACAACAAGGGCCTGATTATAGGTCAGGTTGATGGTGTTGCCATCGTCATCGCACAGGCCGTCGATGTGAACGGTCTTGTTGGAGGGGCTTTCATAGGGAATGCCCTCGTTGCCGGTATCGGTTTCTGCAAGGCAGCCCGCCTCGACGGTGGAGCCGTGGAAACGCAGATCACCGAGGGTGCCGTTGGGCCAGCACAGGATGGTCTTTTCGGTATAGGTGCCGCTGTTTTTCGCCTGAACCGCAGCGGTATAGGTCTTTGCGGAAATGTCCACCAGAGCCTTGCCGGTAAACATGCCGTTGATGGAGCCAGCCTTTGCGTCCAGAACAGCCGCAACAGTGGCATCATTGGAAAAGCCGGGAGCCATAATCAGGTCGGGCACGATGCCGAACATAGTCAGGCACAGCTCAACCTGCTCAACGGCGGCAGCCACATCGGAAGCCTCGGCGGTCTCGCCAACGGGCAGGAAAATGACCGGCTGGCAGGCGCACAGCTTGAAGTGATAATACATCACCTCACAGACGGTGTACTTGGCCCAGTCGTCGTCATAGCCCAGATGCTCCTTTGCCTCATCATAGCTGGTGCAGAGCACCGGGAGGCCAGCGGTCGCAGCGGTACCGGTCGCTTTGGACAGCGGTGCGGTGCCGATGACAAAGGGGATGCCGCAGGTTGCGGTGTTCGGTGTCGCCACGGCGGTATCGGCGCGGCTGACATTGATACCATGATCTGCCATAGTATGTATTCCTCCTTACTTGGATTTGGCGAGCATCCTTGCAAATGCAAGGATGGCCTCGCCGCGTGCTTTTGCCTTTTCAGGCGTGGTGTGCAGCTCGTCCGCATTGATGATGAAGTCGGCCACACCGGGATATTTCTCGGTGGCAATCTTCACATCATCACGCTCTACAGCCTCCGCAGCAGCGCAGGGGTAAATCGTGTTTTTCTGGATGTAGCCCAGAATGGACGGGCCGACGTAAATAGAAACGCCGGGCTTGCTCTGTGCAGGCTCGGCGCTCACAGTGTTTTCGGCGTTCTGTTCCGCCGCGGTCTTTTTCACCGCCATAATTCAATGTCCTCCGTTTGCTGCACGGTCGGCAGCTTCCAGTAGGTGATCATTTCTCCGGCATAGTAGGGCTTCGATTCCTCGTCATAAGGAATGCTTTCCAACTTGTGGTCGGGAGAAATATCGAGAGTGAACTGATACCGGGGCTTTCCATCCGCTCCGACAGCGCCCACCTTGCGGACTTTCAGCAGCTCTACCCGGAAACGCTCCATCATGTTCAGGAGTGCAAGGTCGCCCTCCTGCTCGTCCGGGTTGTAGCAGCAGAAAATAGAGCGCACAGAAACGACCGTGCGCTCCTCGCTGCCGGGCTGCTGCTCCGTTGCCAGCGGGATGACCCGATGGATGATGTACGGGGCTTTCTTCTTTGCAGAACGGCTGTCGGGCAGCCGCATCAGATAGACTTCCGGGGCGCGGTAGGCCTGTTCGGTATCGCCCTGCTGCATAGCCACCGGAAGAATCATGTCGGACATGATTTTCTCGGTGAATGCTTTCAGCTGTTCAAGCAAAACCACACTGGTCATATCACACACCCCATCCATTCAAAACTCGTGTAATCTCGTGCTCAATGCGTTCCTCGTAGGTAGAGGCCATTTTCGCCTCGATGGAGTCCATGACATTCTCGTTGGAGTACATCATCTGCGGGGTGGCAGGACCAAACAATTCCTTGACCGGGAACCGTTTTTCTCCCTGCCTCTCATAGATGCCATAGTGAGAGCCCATCTTCGCCTCAAAAGCGTGGTCCAGTGCCTGTCTTGCGCCGGATTTCTTCACGCGAGTTACCACGCGGCCGCTGCGGTCCACCTTGGTGTCGAAAACTCTAAGGGGGATAACGCTGCCACGGTAGCCGAAGTTGATGGAAACCTCACCATTGCTGCCCCGCTGGATGTTGTTGATATTCTTTGTGCGGTTGGAAAATTCGCTGCTGCTGATGGCATACTCCTGCGTGACTGCCCGCTTCGCCACCGTTTTTCCGGCGGCAGCGGCGCGAGCCAGCGCAGATCCTACAGCACGATTGGCACCTCCGGGAATCCCGGCGAGGAGGGCAGACACCCGGTCAAATCCTTCCTCTGCAATGTCAACGGCGATGCCAGCAGCTACGCTGTGCATCATGGTGTCCGTTGTCACATCACTCATTCGTCAATCGCCTCCAGTTCCACCCGCAGCATCCCCATCTCGCAGACAGAGGATGCCACATAGTAGTTTCGGACGAATCCATCCTCGTCAATGCCCAGCTTGCAATCCTTCTCCGGCTGCTTTCCGCCGAGGGCTGCAATATCGCAGTGCAGCACCCGGTTGACCCGGTACAGACCCTGCGCATGGTCGCTGATGGTCTGGCGACGCTCCTTTTCAGAAAGGCCTGTCAGAACCAGAGGAACGTCAGGGTATTCCTCTCCATCATAGTAGACCGTGTGCGTTTCGGCGAACTCATCCAGATTCAGAAAGACGCTGTTCAGGTCTTCCTGCACAGCGTCCTTAAAGGCGCTCATGCCGTAGGCATCGCTGCCGCCAGTTCAGGACCATCGACGCACTCGTCACCGGGCACAACGTCCTCGGCGCAGATAGACTGAATGAGTGCGTCCTTGGTCTTGAGCTGCTTGGTGTCGATGCCCATATCCGCGGCCAGATTTTTCAGATTGGCAACAGTCATGTCGTGCAACTGGTCGGGGTCGAGGTGTGCCGCCTCAGAGCCGTTCTGCGAGGCTTCGGCTGCGGGGGTGTCGTTACCTTTCGCAGTTGCCGGAACGTCCGCAGGGGCGGTTTCCGGGGCAGTGGGCGCAGAAAACGCGCATTTCGCCACACCCAGCCCGATAAGGCGGGCCGCTTCGGCATCGCTGACCTCGCACCGCTCGCCATGCGCAACAGTGTGAACGCCAGTCTTGGTGGGGCAGCCGTAGCCACCGCAAAGAATTTCAACAATCATCGGTGTACTCCTTTCAGGTCGGACTTAGCCGACCATGTTCTTGGCGCGAATCCACGGAATGTAGTTCTTGGGTGCAGCCAGAGGACGAGACTTCAGGGCGGTCTTGCGAGTGTCGTTTTCCTGATCGATGCTGAACTTCGGAACACGGCGGCCAGAAATGGTGGACTGGATGGTGTCGCCGTAGTTGATCTGAGTGATAGCACCATACATCAGATGGCCGCAGCCGGGAGCCGTAATCACGGCATCGGTCTTGGGGAAGTAACTCTGCTCCTTGTCGGTGGAATCCACATAGGTTTCATCAACAGAAATCAGATTCAACTTGTAGCCGCGGAAGTTGAGGGTGCCACCGTAGACAACACCGTCGTATGCGCTCAGCTGCTGCTCAATCTGGCCGATGATGATGCCGGAATTCTTATCCAGCAGACGCTGAACCTTTTCGAGATTCATCACTGCGTCATAAACATCAGCACCCAGCAGCAGGTCGGCAGCGCGCAGACCACGCTTGGACAGCAGCCGGCACATAGCCGGAACGTCGCCAAAGAAATTGCCACCTTCCTCGTTCCACTTGTGGGCGGCAGTGTAGATGTGGTCGTTCTCGTGGCCGGGATTGTAGAAATTCACGACCTTTGCCTCGCCCTTGGTCACGTTGTCGAGCATCTCCTGCATGACGCATCCGTTGTCCAGCATGGTCTGTGCGCACATCCACTCCTCGGTGCGGATGATACGGCCATCCATGTCAGCCAGATCGTTCTGGACCAGTTTTGCGGCACGCTGGGCAGGGGTGCTGTTGGCATAGATGGCCTCGCCGAAGCCACGCTTCGTCAGGTCATCAGAGGTCAGAGGACGGCTCACACCGATGGACGCAGGCTCAAACTCGTGGATCTCGTAGCCCATGCGCTCCATCGGGATTGCGCCGACACGAGGCGACACAAAGGCTGCCATCTTGCGGTCGCCGTCCATGTACTCGGTCAGCACCTTGTTGGAGCTGAAGATGTCGCCCTCCTCCGTGGGAAAGTAGCGGTCACGGAAAAAAGTCTGCTTGGGCACAATGCGCTTCTGCACGGCCATCAGGGTATAGGTGTCAAAGAAATTCAGTTCAGCAGGCATTGTAGTTCCTCCTCTTACAGTGCAGGTGCAGCAGCCTTGAAGAAAATGCCGCCGTTACGCAGGGCATCCTTCTCGGCCTCGGTGATGGTATGGTCATTGATAGTGATGCACTTGTTCAGGTTGAAGCAGCCGGCCAGATAGACGGGAACAGTCACATCATCGGTGGTGCCGACATCAACATCATCACACAGGATGGCGTATGCGGTCAGGGTTTCCGTATCACCGCTTGCAGCGGTGCCCAGAGCTACCAGTTTGTTATCGCCTGCGGTACCACCGGATTTTGCCAGAATAGTGCCACGCTTGATAGTGCCAGCAGCACCCAGCTTGCGGAGAGTACCGCCGCTGACAACCAGCTTGGGGTTGATGTCGGCAATCAGGCCGTCATACTCCATGTTGCCGAGAGATTTGCTCAGTTCGCTCATAGTAGTATTCCTCCTTACTTTTTGTTATCGTCGAGCAGTTCGGAGACGGCTGCTTCGGCAGCAGCCATGCGCTCGGCCTGCGTCTTGGGCACATTGCCCTTTGCATCGGGCAGAGATTCCGGGCTGCCAGATGCAGACGCGCCCGGAACAGCTTCCACACTCTGTGCACCAGATGCGGCGTTGTCCGCTTCCAGATTCTTCAGGAACTCGTGACCCTGCGCAGCAGCAGCCTTGGCGGCGCGGAATGCCAGTTCACGAGCATCGCAAGCGGTCTCGCCGTACTTAGCCTCCTGTACCAGAGCGGGGTCAAACAGGCTTGCCACCGAATCGATTTCGGCCAGACGGTTGCGCTCCGCGCTCACGGCTGCGTCAACTGCGGCCTGCGGGTTTTCCGCTGCGGGGGTTGCAGTGGTGGGATTTGCATTGTTTGCCATAGTGGATTGTCCTCCTTCGTTGGACTGGGCGGCGGGTGCCGCCGGTGTATTTGCAGCAGCGGCAGCAGGTGTAGCCGCTTTAGCCATAGGGATGTTGTCGGGCAGCTTTACGCCGGGCATCAGGCGCAGGGCGTGACCCTTTGCGTAGATGGTCTGGCGGTCTGCGCTTGCGGAAATTGCCACGGGCTCGGCATCGTCCAGCAGTTCATTGGCAAAGCCTTTTTCGATGGCCTCCTTGCCCGTCATATAGGTGGTGTCGCCCATCATGTGCAGCAGCACGGTTTCAGACAGGCCAGTCTTCCGCTTGTAGATGGCGACTTGGCTCTTATCCCATGCATCATTGGCTTCCGCAGCCTTGCGAAGTTCGTCAGCATTGAGCGCGCCTCGAATGGGAGTCCAGCACTTGTGAATCATCACAAGGCTGGAAGGATTCACCTTTACCGTATCGCAGGCGCACATGATAAGACTGCCGCCAGACATGGCCACGCCGTCCACAATGCAGGTCAGCTTCGTGCCCTTGGCGGCCAGTTCGCGCAGCCTGTTGTGAATCAGGATGGAAACGCCCGCATCGCCGCCCAGACTGTCCATGCGGATGATGATCTGCGGGCAGTTTTCGACCTGCTGCAAGTCCGACAGGAACTCGCTCTCGATGATGTACTGTCCCGGAATCGGCTCGTCAGTCCACCAGTCGATGGGCTGCGTTTCCACGATTTCGCCGTACATGGTAATGTCGGCGGTCTGGCCGTCAGTGCTGGCCATTGCGTAACAAGGCCGCTGGATGTTCACCTGCGGTGCGTTATTCGGTTTGGGCATTTTGCTTACCTCCCTGTGTCGTAATGCTGGCGGTGGTTTCGATTGCGCCCTCACTGCCAGCTGCTTTCAGCAGCTCATTTTCACGAGCCAGCTGTTCGGCGTTTTCGGTCCAGTCGCCGCCGCCCATCTCAAGGGTGACCTGTTCGTGGGTCTTAAAGGCGTGGTGCGTCTGGAGAATGGCTGCACTGACTTCCTTGGCGGGGTCAAGACTGCCCTGCACAGGGCCAATCCAGCGGGCGCCGCACCATGCAGCACGGAGCAGCGGGTCATCAAAAAAGCCCGGAGCGATTACTCGCCCACGGGCTACGGCTTCTGCCAGCCAGATCTCATACGCGGGCTGGCAGAAGCTGTCCACCAGCCATGTGCGGCGCATCTTGAACGCCTCCCATGCTTCCAGCAGGGCAGCACGGGAGGCGGAATAGCTGGCGTTGAACTCTTTGAGCAACAGCTCGTAAGGCATCTCGATTGCGCCGCCCATCAGCTTGCACAGCGTTTTGACAAACTGCTCAAATCCGGCGGTCGGAATGTTTGGGTTTCCGAACTTGATGTCTTCGCCCTTGGCCAAATGTTCCACCTGACCGGGGCCCATTTCGTACTCGTTCATGCTGTGGCTGGCATTGTCCATCTGCGGGTTCTCAACAGGAACGCCGCCCAGATCTCCGCTGCCAGTTTCGTTGAACGGAATTGCGTCCTTGGGCGCATCCGACACAATCCACGCCGTGAAGTACGACTGGACAAGTGCCGCCAGCAGTTCGGATTCGGTGTATCTGCGCAGCTGGAGCAGCGGTTCTATGATAGGCGCAACAAGGGGAACGCCGCGGTACTGGTCCGGCCGTTCCGATTCCATGATGTGCAGCACTTGGGGCAATCCGGTCTTTTTGCCAACGACCTCCACACGCTGCCATACGGTTTCCTCGCTGTTGAGCCACTCGTGCGGATAGGTATTTCGGATGTGGTACGCTACAACGGCACCGCTGCTGTCCACCTCTACACCGTCGAGAATCTTGTTCCCGTTGTCGGGGTTCTTGCCTACGGTGTATCCCAAAATGTCAATCGCGCTGCCGTATCGGTTCGGTGTAGACACCCGGTCGGCCTCCACCAGATGCAGCCGCAGGGCGTAGGGGTGCAGCTTATCAACGTCCCGGATTTTCACAACGGCGAACACATCGCCGCTCATAAGCCAGCTTTTCAGGGCCAGCTGCTGCAATCCGTAGAAGTTGTTCAGCCCCATAGCATCGCAGTTGCGGCGGTTCTCGGCCCAGAGCCGGAACTCGGCCTCAGCCTTGGTCTGCCATTCCTTGGCCGCCTCCGGGGTAAGACCCAGAACGTCCCGGTCGATGGTGGATTTCAGGGTCAGGCCAGTGCCGACCACCTTTGTGCGGTTCGTGTTGATGGCACTTGTGGCGACAGGTGCGCTCATGTAGAGCATCCGGCTGCGCTGCCGCAGGGTGTCGGCGTTGTCGTGTATATCGCTGGATGGCGAATTGCTGTTCGGGAAAAATGCCCGCAGCGCACGCCGCTTATGGCTTGCACCAGCCTCGCTGTATCCGCTGGCCTGCGGCGCAGCCGTTGCACGGTATTTCAAAATATCGCCTCCATAACTTTCAAACTAAGCGGACTGGCTGGGGAAAGGAGTGAAAAGCAGCCAGCCCGCGGCAAAGACCCGGATGGGCCGTTACCCAAAATTGTTACCAGTCTCGCGGAATGATCCCGAACGCTTTTCGCGCGTTCTGGCCGTTCAGCAACGATTCCAGTTCATCGACTTTCTGCTCGGCCTCTTTGATTTCATCGCTAAGCTTGCCGAGGTCGAGCCGGGTGAGCTCACGGTCATCCAGACGGTAGCTTTTCACGCCGCCAGACAGCAGCTTGTTGTATGCCGTATACAGGTTGTCAAGCCGCTGCGTGTGGAATTCCAGCCGCTTTTTGATGGTCGTGGTATTCATATCTCACACCTCACCAGTCGTCCAATAGGCTCTCCCTCTTTTTTCTGTGGGAGGGCTGTGGTTGTTGAATGTTTACTGCTGCCGGGGCATCGACCGCCTTTCCACGCAGCCTTTTCAGGGCGCGGTCGATGGCATCGAGGTCTTTCGGCAGCACCTTGTAGGCTGCCAAAGCGTAGTTCCGGCAGTCAAGTGCCTCGTTTCGCTCGTGGCCGGAGATTTTCTCCCATTGCCACGGATTGCGGTGGTTCTCTTTGTACACCAGATGTTCGGACAACAGGCCGTTGAAATAGCCCAGCCCGTAGTCATCCCGGCGTGGGAAATGGCAATACCGGGCGCCCGGCTCCTGCACTTTCAAATCATCCATGATGATTTGCTTGCCGGAATCAACGCCCAGCTGGTATTGCCAGCACATACCGACGTAGCGGTTCTGTATCGTGATTTTCTGCTGCTTGGGCGGAGCCGTGAACGGCCTGTCCGAGCCGGGAAAGCCTTTGATGCAGAACACCTTTTTGCCGATGCGCTCATGGCAGCGGAGGCGAACATCCTGCGTGAAGTGGCCGCCCTCGTCCACGAACTTTATGGACACGGGCAGTTCCACGCCATCGGCGAATTTCAGGCGACGGTCGAATACCAGTTCATCAAGCTGCTGCCAGACCTCGTCACTGTCCGGGCGGCCCATGATGATGCCTTTTTCGATGCCCCATGTTTCACCGAAGTGGCCGAAGCCCACGATTTCGTACTCCATGCGGTCATCCTGTGTGTCAACGCCAGCAGTCAGAACCAGCACGCCGTCCGGCAGTTCCGCAGGGTATTCCTCCCTGCGGCCCAGCATGGTGTCCTCGTCCTGCACATCGCCGCGGTCTTCCCACAACAGGCCAAGGCGGGTGTTGTAGACAACCTGCATCTTCTTGGTATCGCCCAAGGCGTTCAGGTATTTCAGCACGGTGTCTTTCCATGCCGCCCATTGGCTGACGAAGCTGTTCAGCCAGAAGCTACGGATGCCGTTCTCATAGGCTGCCGGGTTTTCGGCCTGCCAGTGAGCGGGTGCCCGCTTCATGGTCACCTCGTCCGAAATGCAGCCGCACTCCGGGCAGAGATACCACACATCCTTGACCTTGTAGGTTTTCTCGCCGTGGGTCTCGATGGTGTCGTAATCGTACCGAATATCTTCCCAGCGCAGCTCATGAAACCCCTTGCAGTGCGGACACTGGGATACCCAGCGTTCCATCGTGCCCTTGACGTAGGACTTGGCGATGGCACTGTGCCCCTTGATGGTGGGGGTGCTGACTTCCACAGCCTTTGCGTTATAAAACGTAGTCTGGCGGGCCATTGCCAGCTCCCAAGGGTCACCCTCTGTGCCGGCACTCGTAGCCCAGCGGTCACGTTCATCGCCCAGCACATAGCGGATGGGTTTCGATGCCAAAGCGTGCGCCTCGGTGGAGCCGCACATGGTCAGGATGCCGCCGGGGTAAGACTTCTGCAGAATGGTGTTGCCGCTGTCTCGGCTCTTGCTCTCTGCTACCTTTGCCCGCAGGGTAGGACAGTCTCGTATCATGGGAGCGATACGCAGCTTGCTGTACTCCTTGGCATCAGTCTGAACCGGGTGGATAAAAAGGATAGATCCGGGGTCAACGTCAATCGTTCTGCCGATGACGTTGTTCTCAAACTCGCTCTTGCCGACCTGCGAGGACGCAACGACAACAATGTGATGGACGCGAGGGTCAGAGTATGCGTCCATGATTTCCACCAGATAGGGCGTTCTGCTGTTGCGCCAGCGGCCTTGTTCAGCAGACGCTTCCGGAGACAGGACGCGGTTTTGTGCTGCCCACTCGCTGACCGTCACGTTGGGCGGCGGGCGAATAGCCGCCACCAGCTTCGACACCAGAGCGTTCAGGCGGTCTACTGCGGCGTTGTCACTCATCCTCGTCACCGCCCAGTTTATCAGTCCACGACCGGCGTTCCCGGACGCGAGCCTCATACTTGGCCGGGTCATAGCGGAACAGAGCGATTTCCTCCGCAATCTGATTGACCTCGCCGCGCATATACTCTGCGACCTCGGCAGGGTCAGACAGAGCAGCGGCATTGATGGCCACCCGGCTGGGCAACGCCATCAGCGCGCCCCGGATGGTGTAGATAAGTTCGGCGGTCATAGCTGCCACATCCTCGCTGCGGTGCATCTGCCCGGACAATTCCTTGGCTTCTGCCTGTGCGATTTTGGCCTTGCTGGTCTTGAGCGTTGCCTCTGCCTTGGCCTTGACCCGCTCAATCTTCTTGGCCTCCTCAGCTTCTTCCTTGGTCAGCCCGCCACGAGAGATGCTGCCGATGTAGGCTTGCACGGCATCAGACAGCACGAATTTTCCACGGCTGACGGTGGTAAGCACGCCATCCTGTGTCAGCTGCTGCACTCTGCGGCCTGTGATTCCCAGTATCAGAGCCAGTTCGGTGGTGGTCACGTTTCTGTCAGCAAGTCTTTCTTTTGTAGGCATCCAGAAACCACCTCCTTTTCTGGTAAAACTATCTGGAAAATTCCTTGAAATTCGTTATACAAAGCGTAACGAAATGGCTGATTTTTCCCTTACTAACTAGCACGATTTCGGGGTCGTCGAGCCCGCTCATGGTAGGGTACCCCCGTCACAGTACCTTTTCAGCACAGAACGGCTGTTCCTGCCCGCTGTCGGGCGGGTGGAACGCAGCGTCAACCATTGCAGGGTCATGCACGAAGGTGAACTTCATGTCCTGCACAGGTACAGGCTTATCAACGTAGATGTCTACGACAGGCATTGTGATACGCTCCTCTCTCAGATGCTGCGGATAACCTTGGCCTTAGAGTATGTCGGATGGTCTTTGGTCATCATGTTCAGAAACTCGTCTTTGGTGAAGCCGGACAGACGGAAGATCTCTTCGGGCTTCATGCCCAGCTGCTTGCCGATCTCGTCCACGGTCTTGCCCTCGTCCATAAGCTTCTTCACGATGGCTTTCATGGGGTCGAGCAGGTGTGTGCCGCGGGCTCGGTTGTGTGTGATGGTGCCGTATACATCGGCACTCTCGTCACCGTGATGGTCTACGACTACGACAGGCACCTTGCCGCCCAGCAGGGACAGCAGCGGTTCACGGCCTGATACTGTCCAGCGGTGGAAGCCGTCAATGATGGTTCCGTCCGGGCGTACCACGATGGGCAGCGTCCAGCCGTTGGTCAGGATGGACTGCACCAGCAGCTTCAGGTTCTCCTCACTGACCTTGTTGGGGTTGTAGTCGTTAGCGTGGATGGTGTTGCGGTCTACCCACTGGAGGGATGCCAGCGGTGCGAATACGTCAATGTTTTCCATGGTTCTGCTCCTCCTTGATGCGGGCGTTGTGGTCGTTGTAGATGGTGGTCCAGAGGATGCGCAGGATACGCATCTTGGGATCTCCATACAGCAGCCCCTCATACATGGTCTTGTAGTGCTTCTGTTCAGCGATGCCGTAGGTCTTTATGAACAGGCCTCGCCAGTGGTCGATGTGGGATAAGGTGTCCTTGGCGATGGTGTACCGCTCCGGGTGGAGGAACAGCAGGTCTTTGCAGAGGGCTTTATAATCCTTCTGTTCGGTATCTGCTTCCAGCTCACGCCGCTTGCGGGTGCTGCGCCGGAACATCTCGGAATCCCAGTAAAGCAGAACGAGGTAGGCGTTTGGCTCTCGCCGCTGGATACGCTCCCACAGGTCGTTGTCGGTTTCTGCAACCCACCGCAGGCCTTGTGTGCTGGTATCTCCAAAGAAAGCGCAAAGCCGGAGTGCATTTTTATGCACACCAGCTTCGTACAAACGCATATAGATTTCAGGGAATTCAAGGTTTCTCTCTTTGATGTACAGCCAAACATCGGAATCAGCCCAATCGTAGATGGGATAGAACTTGCCGCCTTTTGTGATACGCTCCATCTTGGTGTTGGCGATACACTTAAAGCGGGTCAGGCTTTCTGCTGTGCGCAGGCCGACCAGCTGAATGCCGTCACGGAACGCCTTTTCACAGAACGTCTGGTAGTTCATCTCTCCGGGGTGGTGCAGGTATGGGCTGTACCTGATGGCAAAATCAGGCGGGGTGCGCATCCACACATCTTCTTTGCCCGGCTCCCATGTTATCCACGATTCCGACGCAGAAAGGTGGTCTATCACGCATACCTGCTTGAACGGCAAGCAAAACCATAAGAATTTTGCGCCGACCGACAGGAAGTTACGCCGCCAGCGATGTGCTGCATCGACCATGGAGGGGTAAAGTCCTTCCTCGTCAATGAACGTCACCGTCAGCTGCTTGGGGTCGAGCTCGCCGGAGAGAATCATCTCATACACGAGATTGGCCATGCACAGGCTGTCCTTGCCAGAGGAAAACGACAGATAGATTTTGCAGCCGTTTGCGAACACATTGCGGATACGGATTTTCGCCGCCTGCAGCACGTTCATGCTGCTTTCCACTACTTTCACAGGCATATCAGTTCACCACACTTCGGGCAACGGATGTACCTGTGCTGCTCCGCGCCACTGTCCGCCTCTGGAGCAGCGGTTTGCGGTTCGGAAGGTGTAGACATCTCCAGCACTGGGGAAGGCTGCTGCGGGGCAGCGGAGACGGTAGGAGCAGGCTGTGGGGCGGGAGCCACCGGGTAGGTCGGTGTTTCGGCATACGGAACGTGTTCCTCTGCCTGATGGCGGTTGATGGGTGCGATCTCGTTTTCCGGGAAATCGCCATAGGAGCCGATTACTTCATCAGCTTCATCCGTGGTGCTGTTCAGCATTTCCAGCAGGTCAGCATCCCAGCCCGGAACGTCCACATCGCCGTCCAGTTCCTTGACCAGTTCTTCGATGGCATCCACATCGGTAAAGCCGAGTTCATAGACCTTGTTGTCGGCCATCATCAGCTTTTTCTTCTGCACATCGGTCAGCCCGACCATCACATAACAGTCGCAGGTTTCCCGACCCATTCGGAGCAGGGCTTCATACAGACCGTTGCCGGCAATGATTTCGCCATCCTCGGCAACGACCAGCGGCTTCACCTGACCGAACATTTCAATGCTGCGGATGTACTCGGTGATTTGCTTGTCGGAGTGCCGGCGGATGTTGTGGGTAGGCTTATGCAGCTCTGCCAGCTTCTTTACCGTGATGTTCATCGTGCGGCCTCCTTCCTGTCAGAAACGAGGTCCAGAACGATGGAGAACAGGACGGCGGCTACGACAACGTAGATGCGGATTGTGCTCATCAGCTGCCAGATGCCCATAACGCCAAGCGGAATCAGGATCTGCCACGAGGCCACGGTGAGAACATCCAGTGCAAAGCCAAACTTCTTGCCGAAAACCAGGTATTCGCAGTAGAGGTAGGTGGACAACGAGGAAATGGCAATAACCGTAATCAGGATGGCTTTCATCACATTCAGCATCGGGCTGAACCGCACCCAAGTGAGCAGCGCAGCCAGCACCATGTAGATGCCGAACATCACGCCAGCCAGCACAAAGGCCTTTTTCATGTTGCCGCGCTTGGTGCCGTCCGTATTTTCATCGTTGTACTCAAACAGCGAATAGTAATACGGACAAGCAAATGGGCCGGGCAGCAGAAGTAAGCCGTTGTACACGCCAGCCTTAATACCAGCGGCGTTTACACCGGGGTCGATGACGGCGAATGTGCCGCCAGTGTACACCAGAGCAGCAGCCACTACTACGGCCAGCAGGCCATAAACGACCACCCATGAAAAGCCATCGGACAGCACGTTGCGAATCATGCCATCTTTGAGCAACATAATCAGGAACGCCACACAGGTGACGTACACGATAATCATGCCGCCCTTGGTTCCAATGGGTGTATCGCCAAAGATCTCGTAGATACCGCTCATCTGCGTCCACGTCTGAAACAGCGTCAGCAGACCGATGAAGTAGAACATCACCTTGCTCTGCATGATGCGCCGAATGGACGGAACACGGTCAGCGAACAAACCGAACGTGATACATGCCAGAGAATTGAACACGGCCCAGATGATTGCCGGAACTGCGCCGTATCGCAATGCAATGGTACGGAAGTTCATCAGACTGCCCACTCCCGCCCACGATGCGACAATGGAGCAGGCGTAGAAAATAGTGGGGTTTGCCTTGAATTTTGCCTTGATTTTCTGATACATAGAAAAATCTCCTTCTTTGCGGCTGGGCACGGCGAAATGTCCAGCTTGCAGCACCTCGGCTTTTCGGGGTGCTGCGGTGATGCCACACGCAAAGGAGCAACGTGCGGCCCGGAATCCTCCTTTCAGGCAATAAAATAGCGGCACCCACCGGGAATGGTGAGCACCGCTTGGCTTGATTTGAATTTTGCATCCTAATCATATCACCGGGAGCATCCGTTGTCATCTGAATCCATATCAAAGCGTTGCTGGTCGTTGCTGGTCGTTGACTTTCGTTCTTCTTCGTTGCTGGTCGTTCTTGTTTATTGCACGGCATTACACGCCGTGTGAAACCGTCCTACACCGTCCACCACCGTGTGAAACAATCTGCATCGATTTTTGATATTTTCAGTTTGAATTTAACTTTTGGCAGCCAAAATGTAAAACTTATTTCTATATTTTGCCGTATTTTATGAAAATTTGAGGTTGAATTTGAGATTTCGGGCAAAAATAAAAAGCCCCGCAAATGCAGGGCTTATCGGTCAATGTGATTCGAGGTAGTTGTAGGCCATCCGGCTGACCCCGGCTTCCGTGTAGCACTTTCCGAGTGCTCCGGCAACTTCTGCCCACGAGTAGCAGCGGACAAACCGCAGCCGGAAGATCAGATAAAGCCGGGCATCCATGATGCTCTTGCAGTACGCCTCGACCTTGGGCTTTTCTTCCGCTGCCTGTTCCTCCAACCAGCGGACACGTTCATCCATGTCAGCCAGTTCCACAGCCAGATCCGCCACCTTGTCCCGAACACCGGGCGTATGTGGCATACCCGTCAGCTGTGGGGAGGCAGGATTGATTTTCTGCCGAAGATTCTCCAAGGCCTCACGGTCTTTTTCGAGGGTCATCTGAATGTCATAATACTTGGACAATTCCTGTAATGTCACAGCCTACCTCCGTCATAATTCAGCTGCCGTTTTGCAACGGTGCTTTTGTTATTTTATCACATTTTGCCGTTGGAAGATAGACAGGAAGTCCAGAAATTATGTGATCTGCTCCAATTTTGCACAATCCCGGAACCTCATAGGTCTGACCGTTGGAATCGGTGCGTTGGATAGGTGGGTCGAGGGGTATGTAGTTCTCACAAGACAGGCAACTCATTCTTCCACCCTCTCAATTTTCGGGAACGGCTCATGCCCCAGCGGGATAGGCTTGAAGGAGCGATTTGTCGTCCCGGGGGATTCTCGCTTTTCCCCCGGGGAATCCAACCACTGCTGGTGCTCGATAGCGTGTACAATGTCGATACACGTTCCCCATGAATCGTGCTGCCGTCCACGGCATCCATGCGGCGGATAGGCCATTTTGTAAGCAGCCTCAAACATTCTTTCGATGCTGTAGCCCCGCTCGTTAAGAATACCGCGCTGATAATCATCTTTATAATCCTCGATTCGGTCCGCTACTCCATCTAAGGCCAGTTCTTCAGCGAGGGCATCGAACTGTCCCATGCGCAGCCTCATGTACTCGTCCACAGCCAGTCCGATGACGCGCAGCTGCTCTTCCGAAACCTCAATGCGGTATTTCATCTTTTGCCTCCTTCTTCTTGGAAAGATGGTCGTACAGCCGGAACATCACATCGTCGGCGGTCAGGTAGCCCTCAACGCCTTTGGCGTTCACGATGTCACCCATCAGCTGCAATAGGCCCTTTTTATATCCGTGGGAGAAGATGCCACAGATTACGAACCAGTTGCCGCCGAAGTTATCATCATGCACCCAGATCTGCCAGCCCCAGTCTGTATCAGGAAAGTCCTTGTCCATCTGGGGAAAGCGGCGTTCATAGGTGTGGTTCACGCCCTGTTCAGTCAACTTTGCGTGGAGTTTTTCAATTTCCGTCATGCTGATCCTCCTGCTCAATGCGGTCACGGGTGCGCTGCACCTTGTAGGATTTTATTTCCCGGATTTCCTCGATTGAAATGCTAAACCGTTTGACCAGCCAATCCAGATAGGAGGTCAGGTCTCCGATGGCGAGTTCGAGGGAGTGCTTTGCGGCATTGCGCTTGCTCGTGGATGCCTCCAAATCTGCACGGCGCAACTTGTTGATGCTCTTGACCGGAGCAGCCAAGAACCAAAAGCACATCCGGGCATCGTGGTCTTCATGTACATCGGCATATTTCTTGATGACATCCTTGTCCAGCGTCAGCAGATATTCCATCTGCTCCACCATAACCTCTACGTCAGCCATTTCTTCGGCAACGTGCTTGGGGTCGCACTCAGCAACCGCCTGAATCAACTCTGCCAGTTCCTCCGTGAAGTGGTTCATCTGGAGCTGCAAACCGTAGTGTTCGGCACTTTTCAGATTCAGTTCAGAGATTTCCTTGTCAGACATTATCGCTTTCCTCCTTTATCTGTCGGAATGTCACTTCCTCGTTTTTCTCCCAGTCGTAAATCAGGCAGCGAATGTCAGTGCCAGGCACGGTATCTTTCAGCCCGTCCATCTGCCAGATATTCCATGAGATCCTTGTTGCGATGATAATAGCCCAGCTTGCTGCAACAGGAGCTTTAATCATCTCTGCCCAGTTCTCAATAAACGTCAGAAACAGATTTACCCGCGCCAGAAGAAGATTATCACCCTGATACTCATAACCATAGATGGACTGATACGCACAGGCCATAAACGCTTTCTGTACAATCGGGTCTTTCTCGTTTTCCCGGATAGCTTTCAGCTTCCTGTCCAGAATGCCTACACGGTCGGGAATTGCAACAGGCTCTCCTGTGGTGGGGTCATATCTGCTGGTGAGGAACGGAGCCTCGCCGCAGGTGATTTCCAAGCACCGCTCATGCACGAATTGTTTCAGGTCGCCCTGATTCAGTGCCTGTTCGGCATGGTCAGCCATCTTTTTGACTACCCACAGCGGGGTGAAAACCTCGGCCTTGCCTTTTGTGCGCTTTTTCTGCTCGGACAGCCGCTTCTGGACGCGGGGCATCAGCCGAATTCTGTCAAGCTGCTCCATCGTAATTTCGCCAATTGGTCCGCAGTCCACGTTGGGTGGCGGGTCTGTTGCCCAGATGATATTCTTCCCGGTGGTCTGATCTTTCAGGAGAATCGGCAGCACCAGCCGGAGAATCGGGTCAGAAAAGTCAATCAGATTTTCCATTGGTCAGCCCTCACAAGAATCGTATTTTCTTCTTTCAGCCAGTCCTTGACACAGTGGAAACAGTGCTCGCGGGTCTGGCAACGCTGCGGATCACGATGCTGAATAAGGTCACAGATGCCCGGTGTCAGGTTCTCCGTGATGTCTTCGTCCGTCATGGAGCGGATAAAATCACCGTTCGTCATACTCGCCCTCCTCACAGGCTTTTCGGCAAGCCTCGCATTTCTTGTACGGCTGTTCAAGCCAACAGTCGAACAGCAAGCATTTGGGCTTTCTGTATTCCGGCGGAGCCTTTCGTCCGTGGGTTTGAGTGCGAAGCGCATGGTACTTGCACACATCTTTTCCGCAATAATCCCCGCCGAATGTGCATTTCCCGCGTTCCGGCGAAACCTCGTGCTCAACTGTGATGATTCTCATTTCGCTACCTCCGGCGGCTCCAGCAGCGGAGCCCAGAACTTCACAGCACCATAGGGCGTATCTGCCGCTGGGCGGCCATCCTCGATGTACCACTTGCCGTTTTCAATCCAGCCCTTCATGGTGTTCCGGCTCTCGCAGCAGACCCATACAAGTTCGCTCATGACGCAGCAGTGCTTTTCTCCCGCGTTCTCCCAGCTTTCATCGTGGACGGGCGGCGGGGTTTTGGCATCGTGCCACGATACACGACGGATAAAATCAACGACTATCTGGCTTGCTTCCCGGAGGGTCTTCGCAGCGGCTTCCTTACCCTTGAAGCCATTGTAATACTCAACCTCGGCCAGCGCGTCCAAATCCGTTGCCGGGTCAATGAGTCGGCAGGCTTCTTCTAGGGTCATTCGATGTACCTCCGCTTGTCCTTGTCCCAGTGCAGCGTGATAGGATTGCCGCACTTGCAGGGAATGGTGATCTCCGGCTCCATGGTGTTGGTCTGGCCTTTGGCGTGCAGCCCGCAGCAGCCGCAGGCGAACTCATAGGGGGCAAGCCCCCTCTCAAGCGAGATCGTAGCCCCACAGCGGCAGCCTATGGACATCTGCGGAACGTGGAGATATGTACCGAACTTCTTGCCGCAGCAAGGGCAGGTCAGGCGCAGAAGCCCACGTGCGCCGGGCTCCGGCGGGCGATTACTCTTTCTCATGGTCGGCTCCTTTCTCGGTCTGAAACCGAATCACTTCCCGGAACAGCAGCTCATTGTTGTGCTCCGATTCAGTCATAAAGTTGATATACTCCCGGAACAGAGCACGGTCGTGCTGCTGGCGGCTGGTTTCGCCCAGCAGCGCCCCGATGGACACACCAACGGCCAGCAGCGCAATGTTGATGAAAAACTGGTCAGGCATCGGTATCACCCAGCACTTTCTCGATGAGGTCAAAGACCATTTCCCGGTCTTCGGTGCTCAGAAAGTCGGCAGCCACAATTTCAAATTTGAGGCGGTCTGCATATTCTTTTAAGTCGTCCATGGGTTACTCCTTTCCCAGTGCGGCGAGGATCTCGTTGCCCTTGTCCAGCAGTTCATCCCGCCGCTTTTTCTGCTCAGCCTCCAGCTTTTCCATTTCAGCCTGATACTTTTTCAGCGTTCCCGGCCGGAAATGCTTAGTCTGGCCCAGCTTGATTTTTGCGGCAATGGCCTTATGCCTCTGGATGGTCTGGCGCAGCTCGGTGTCCGTGGTCAGAATCTGGTAGCGATGGTGGCAGCCAGGGCAGGTGAAATACTGTACCATGTAGTCGCCGCTCCATGTGGCGCGGATGCCGGCGGTCTGGATGCTGAACGGCGTACCGCAGCGGTCACACTTTACAAGGTCGGTCATTCGCCATACTCCTTTCTGCACAGCTGGAACGCATTGCAGTGGTCATCGCAAGTTTTGCAGCATTTGTCGCATTCAGGGTGAGCAGCTTTGCACTTGTCGCAGGGTGTGTCCGCTTTGCTGCCGGATCCATACACCGCAAAAAGCTGGTGGGTGCCGTCCTGCAAGGCCTTTTCGTCATCGGCCATTTCATAGCCAAGGACGGTCAGCAGTTCATAGGTGCTGTCGAGGTCGTCATTTTTGCGGTGAACGAACTTGCTTGCACCTGTCGGTCCATTCCATTCCGTGCTCCAATAGCCCTCACGACTACCGTCCGTCGCATCGAAGGCAACCGCCAAGAGAATCTTCTCCGGCTCGGTATCGTAAGCGTTGAACATTTTCAGGGCATCTTCCAATTCCGTGTCTTCCCGAATCTGCTCATCCAGACCGATGCCGAGCAGCCGCAACACGTTTTCGTCATCCTCCATGTGCCGATATTCGGTCAGAATCGGGGTGGAGTAAGCCAAGATTTCCGGCAGGTGCTTTTTGCACTCTGCGGGAGTCAAGTCCTTCACGAAGTCCCAGCGCAGCTCGTACATGAGCTTCGTAACAGCGGCAAACTGTTCTCTCGCAAGCTGCTCGGTGGCTCTTGCGGCCTCCCTCGCCGAGTTGCTGGCATCCTCGGCTTCCGTATCGCGAGGTTTGTACAGGTCAATCTGATTTTCACTGACCTTATAGACATAAGCGATCTTGTCGGCATCTTCCGGCATGACGACTTCCTTTTTTGTGCCCCACTTTCCGTACGCATTTACATGCTCATGCGTCTGGTAGGAGGCCTGCGAATCTTCCGTAGCGAATTTTTTCAGCTGCTCAACCCATTCGGCCTTTTGGTGCTGCCATTTTTGCTGCTCCAGCGCATCCTGCATGGCCCGGTTGAAGTTCTGCGTACCGAGGGTTTCCAATACCCGGTTTCGGGCTTCCAAGTCCTCGATTTTGTCCAGCTGGGCGAAATCGGACAGGGTGGCACCGCGCTTTTCGGCTTTCTTGAAGCTGTCGCGGTTCAGTTCCAGCAGCTTGATGCGCCGCCGGATAGTGGACTGGGAGAACCCCGACTTGTCGGAGATCTGCTCCACTGTCTGCCCGAAGTCCATCATCATCTGGAAGCCCTGCGCCTGTTCGTAGACGGTGAGGTCTGACCGCTGCATATTCTCAATCATCATGGTCTGCATCTGCTCCCGCTCGTCCATCTCCACGATGGCGCAGGGCACTTCAAACAATCCTGCCTGTTGTGCGGCCGCGGCCCGGCGATGCCCGATGATGATGGTGTAGTCATCGCTGGACCACACAGCCTTGGGTGTCCATGCTGCCGCTGCTGCTGCGGCATCCCCGCCCTCGTCAACGCACTTCGCAATGTACTCCCGGCTGTTGAGGTAGTGGCCGGGGATAACGGTCAGGTTCTGGAAGATGCCGTTCTCTTTGATGCTGGCGGCAAGTTCCGTCAAATCCCCCAGTTCCTTGCGGGGGTTGTCAGGGTGCGGATGCAGTCTCCTGCACGCAATGTTCGTGATCTCTGCCATGATTTATTTTCCTCCATGGTTTCAGAAAAATGTGAGCTTCCCGGTCTTGGTCTCACACAACGGCGGTGCAGCATCATCCTTTTTGTGTTCCGGCTCTGCTTGCTCGGTCTGGCGGCAGACAGGCTTCATCAGAAGTTCTATCTGCGCCCACTGGCGGCGCAGAAACCAAATGTCCGTAGAAAAGAACGGTGTGTACCAAATCCTGCTTTGCGGCCCCGCCGGGAGCAGCCCACGGCGATCATACGCGGTGCTTGGTTCTGTAATGGTGTTCCCGATGACTACATATCCAGCACAGCCTAAAAAACTGAGCTGGATGTAGCACATCAGTCCTGCAATCAGGTCAATATCCTGCGCCACAAAAAGCACCTTGTCGTGGTAGCAGATATTTTTTCTCCTGCACAGGTTGGCAAAAGCAATCAGCAGTGCGCCCGCACCGCAGGCCGGGTCCGAAACCGAAAAGAATCCGGCATTCTCTGCCGCCGGGTCGCTTCCCCCGGAGATTTCCACCATGCACCTACAAACGTCATACGGGGTGAAGAATTGCCCGGATGCATCGTTGCCCAGCTCACAGAGCATGTACAGTTCCCCTAAAAAATCTTGGTCGGGGTTCTGCTCCATTCCCATGATGACCTCGGCCAGCAATTCAGCAAATTTATTTTGCTCGGCATCGCTGTACTTGGAAATGATGGTCTGATAGGTTTTGGTGCGCTCTGGAGCATTCTGTTTGTCGGTGGCATTGGAAATCTCAATGGCGGTCACCATCACGAAGTCCTGCCAGACCTGCCACCGATTGAACCGGCCGCACAGACTGTTGAAGATTTTCAGGAATGCTTTTTGGTGGTCGTCCCGGATATTTCGCACTGCCGTTGCCTTTGCCATCGGTTATTCCTCCGTATCGTCCTCAGCGGAGTCCTCGGCCGGTTCATCGTCGGTGTCGTCCTGCGGGGTCTCCTGCTTGGTGTCCTGCTGGGAATCCCTCTGAGAATTGGAATCCGGCACATCAGGCACCGGCACGCCGAAATTGCGGAGTTTGCCGTTCTCCATCAGGTCACGGAAGAAGAACTGCTGCCAGAAAGAGATCATCTTCAGCAGGATGTTCTCAATCTTGGTGCGGAGAACCTTGTCGATGCTGAACGTACCCTTGACCTTGGTCTTCAGCTCGCTGTTCTCAAAGTACCAGCACATAGAAGAATCCTGACTGCAATAGCCGGTTTCTTCCACATTGCCCAGCATATCCATCTGGGTGGCAACGTCATTGATGGGGGTGATCACCAGCGTGATGGGATAGCGGTCCTTGAAGAAGCGGAACGTGAAGTTGTGCTCATCGCACAGGCCCTGCAGCTTTTTCTTCTGGGCCTCGTAGTTGGAAATTTCACTCATGGTATGTACTCCTTTCAGCAATCAGATGAAATTTTGTAATCGTTGTTGTGATTTTCAATGGCAGTCAGCCCGACGGCGTATGCCGCCCAGATGTCCGCTTTGAAACCGTAGAAAAAATCCGGGTTCTTGCTGGTGCCTTTTCCGTTTTTCAAATCGTGGGTTGCGAAACGGTCAATCAGCGCTCGCCGGATGGCCGGGTCATTTGCCCGGCTGTCATGGCAGATGTGCCGCTTTTCTTCGATGCGACAGAGAAGCCGCGGCTTCTGCGCCATCTGGATGGACAGTGCTTCATAGAAACGCCCAATCCAGAGGACGGTATCAAAAACTTCCCTGCCCACGGCCATGCCGTAGGAAGCCACCATTTCAATGACCGCCCACTGCCAGCCCTGTTCATTGGCGAAAACCAGCTTGTTGCGCAATTCTTCGTTATCGACCTTGCCGAACTCCAGCGGCCTCAATGTGTTGCAGTCGATAACGCAGTAGGCGCTCTGCCTGTTGCCCGGATCAATGGCAATAATCGGGCATTTTTCACTCATAAATACGACCTCCCAAATTCCTGAATAAACCGGGCTTCCGGCCAGCCGTAGTGTTCCATAGCCTTTTTCTGCGCCCAGCGCTTCAGCCGGAGATCAGCCTCCCGGTTGGTATGTACGGCAGTCACACCGTTCTGGTGGCACCACGGGCATAAATTCGCCCACATGCCAAGCCGCTTGCTCTTATCCCGGTACGGTCCGAAAAAGACTTCGTGCCGGGCGGTGCGATACCGCCCGCAAATCAGACAGGTGGGGCTCTTGCTGAGGATGCTGGGCGCATAGCCATTGCTGTCCAGCTTCTCTCCGTACTCATTTTTTGCCATGTCAATGCGTCCTCCTACGTTCAAAAGACTGCTGAGAAACCTGCTGCATCACCAGTTGAATCTTATCCTGCATACTCTGGTCAGCCAGCACATTGACAGGCTGCGCAGTTGCACCGATGCGCCCAAGGGTCTGTGCCCGGACACGCTTGATAAAGTTCAGTCGCTGCTTGCGGAACTCCTTGTCCACTTCTGCGGCATCCTTGCTGCCATCAATATCTGTAACTTCCAGATCCGGAGCTTGCATGGCATCGGCAGCGCAGCGGCGCAGCTTTTCCATTGCTACGTCCAAACCGTCCTCGTGCGCCCACTGGTTCAACTGCTCATAGTTGGCGTGGCTTTCTTTGCGCAGCCGTTCCAGCCGTTCTGGACCATAGTGCAGTATGTCAATAACTGCCTTTGCGTAAATCTGCCATGCGATTCTTGCAGCTTTGTTTCCAGCAATCTGATATTGCTGCTCTTTGCGGCCACGAGGTGCCCGTAGCATCGGGATGCGGTAGTCGGAAGTGACATACCCCGCCAACCAGCTTTCCCGAATGGCCTCGGCCCTGGCTTTAGAGGGGCGGCCATTGGCATCTGGGGTCATAATGACTTCGGTGTTCTGATCTTCCAGTTCGTGAATCCTGTCTGTAATGCGGTCAAGGCGGGTCTTGCCAACACCGAACTCCTGATGCAGCGCAATGGTGGTACACAGGCACACGATTTGGCTGACAGCCTGTTGAGTGTCATCCATCTCGGTCTGAAACGACTTTTTCACGGCTCTGCACCTCCCGAAACGATCCAGACCCGGCGGGAACCCCAGCCAGACCAGCTTAGAGCCTCTGCATGGGTGTTCACCGCCACGTCCAGCTTGTTACCTACCACAGCACTCCCGGTGTCCTGAACGACCCGGAGACCTACACCCTCGATATAGACCACCGTGCCGTAGGGCAGGATGCTGGTGTCAGCTGCCACGGTCACGCCCGGCTGCACCTTTGCGCCGCTGGATGTAATTCCGTGTCCCTCGCCGCAGATGTGGGCGTATTCCTCGGAACAATAGGCTGTGCAGCTGAACGCCCCGGCGTATGTAAGGGTCAAATCGGTCTGGGCGTTCAGTTCTGCGGTCAGCTTGTCTACCTCGGTTTGGAGTTGGTCAATGGTTTCATCACGTTCTCCGGCCATGCGCTCCCAGTTGGATGACTTGCTGGCGTAGATATCCCGCTCGGTTTCCAGATCGTTCACCCGCCGGGAGTAGGCCGTGCTTGCGAGGATGCAGCCAACCATCGCACACGAAACGCACACGATCAGGCTGCGGAATGGTCTTTTCGACCTCATGTCGTGCCACCTCCAATCTGTGCCGGGGCTGCGCCGCCGGGCAGAGCCGGGGGCTGCAAACTCTCAACCGGAGCATCCTGCACAGCCCGGTCGAAGCCCGGCCGGACGAACTGGCGCAGATCCGCGCCGCTGCGGCTGCTGAAAATCTCCGACAGATCTGCCGGGGAGCCAGCCCATCGCTGCACCACCATCGGGAGGGCGGCGAAGATTTTCGCATTTTCCTTTTTGAAATCTTCGCCTTTCAGCTTGCGCCCATCGGGGGCAATGAATCCACCGTGGGTCTGGTAGTACAGATTTGCCTCGATTTTCCGGGCAGCTGCCGCAGCCTGCGTCCAAAGGTCATTTGCCGAGGGCTGCTGGGCTGACAGCAGCTTTTTGATTTCAGCGCACCAGTCCACAATCAGCTGGTTCTGGAATCTGCACTGTGTAAAGGCCGTATACAGTGCCTTTTCCACAATCTCGTCCGGGATGGTGCCAAACGCCCGGATGTAGATTTGCGTGTCAGCCCTGCGCTCCTCCAAGCTGCGGGCGCGGCCGTAGTGGTCATCGATGACCACTAGCAGCTCACGCAATTTCGTATCGGTCATGTTGTCGAGCCTCCTAAAAGTTCTCCGAAAATTTCATCGTAGTCATCGGCAGCAGAACGCTTTGGCTGCTGACCCGCCGGGGGCTTGCGCCGCTCGTCACGGGACTGCACGTCACCAAGGGTTCTCACACCCTCGTTTTTCCATACTTTCAGGATGCCGTTGACGTAGGACCATTTGCGAACCCCGGCCAGAGCGGCCTTTTTGATGGCCAGCAAGATGAGGTCGTCCGTGAAAATCTCCCGCCAGCCCAGCAGGTCTTCCCGCGCTGCTGGTGGGAAACCTCCGAGATTGTACTCGAAAGAGCGGATGATCTCAGCCAGCCCAGCATCGACGGTCGGACTACCGTTATCTCTATCTCTTACTCTGTTCTCTATCTCTTTATCTTTATCTTTCTCTATCTCTTTCTCTGTATGGACATTGTCCACATTGTTGTCCTCGTTGTTGTCTGCACCTTTAACAGGGATTTGTCTGCGCCGATTCTCACGTTGGAGACGTTTTTGCGCCGAATAATCTGTTTCGCTTCCAACAATATCTGAATAGTTGGAGATAGTCAGTATTCCGTCAGGGCTTTCAAAAATCAGGCCAATCTGTTTATAGACGCTCAAGGCCACACGGACAGTTGCCAGAGAGAACCATTTGCATTCCCGCTGGATTTTTTCAGCATCGTAAGGAATGAGCATCTCTCCGATTTGAGAAACCAGACAACCACCCGTGTTGATAGTCTTGAGACATAACATCTGATAGAGAACAACGTAATTGGCGCCGTCCGGCTGGCTCATAAGATAGTCAATCTCGTCCGAGGACATGAAGCTATCTTTGAGTTTTATCCAGTAAAACCTCTTGCCAGTTGCCATTATCAGACCTCCTTAGAACGGCAAGTCGTCCGTGTCGTTGATTTCGGAGAAATCATCGGCATTACCCTGCGAGTAACTGGGCTGTACAGCTTCGGGAGCAGCTTCTGCGCCCTGCCACTGCTGCCGCTGGCTCTGGGTGGAAAATCCCATCTGCTGGGGCTGCTGCGGCTGTTGACTCCGATACGTGGATGACGGCGGTACGAACCCGCCGTCATCCACGGGTTCCTGTCGGCTGCTCTGTTTGGGGCCGCAGAAGTGAGCCTTATCCACGATGAACTCCGTTGCAATACGGTCTTCGCCGTTCTTGTCCTGATATTTGCGGGTCTGGCAGTGGCTTTCAACTACCATCTGGCTGCCCTTGCTGAAGTATTTGCAGATGAACTCTGCGGTATTGCGCCACGCTGTAAAGCTGAGCCAATCAACCTGACGGTTGCCATCCTCGTCTGCCTTGCTGCGGTCAACAGCCATGCGAAAGCTCGTGACCGAAATGCCGCTTTGTGTGGTCCGAAGTTCAGGATCAGCAGCAAGCCTACCCTGAAAATTGCAGCTATTCAGCATTGAACATCACCTCTTTCTGGTCATTTGGACCATTCTTCTTTGTATCGAGCCAACTGTTCCGGGGTATCCGTCTGGATGCCCAGTTCCTTGGCTTCTTCGATTGCGCCGTCCACGAGACGGGCAAATTCCTTTGAATCCATCTTGTGGCTTTCCTTGTAGACAAAATAGCAGGAGTAGTCTTTTCCGTTTTCCTGCCGGGTTTCATAGAGCCGGACATAGGGGTAAAAGTCGCTGGGATCTACGGTCGGCGGGAGTTTCAGGCCAACAGGCTTTCCATCCTTATCGCGGGCCAGTGCTCCGTACGACACCACAAGTCGCCGCTTCACGGCATCTTCGCTCTCTCCGGTTTCCGCAGAAATTTTGTTGCACAGAACGTGGAAATACGCATTTGCTGACAGGCTGCGCTTCTCCCTGTGCTTTTTGATTTCCACGTCCAGAACCGGCTCCAGATGCAGCTTGTTCCAGATTTCTCGGAAGTCGCCGTTGAGTTCCAATGTGACACGCTGCTTTCCGCCAAGGGTAAAAGCCATATCCACCAGCCGCCCGGTCATGTGGTATCCTCCTTGTCCTGATGGCAGTGCATATAGATGTACGCACTGTTTGACCCCATGTTGGCATAGAGCCAATCATTGATTTTTGCCACGCTCATGTGGTCACGCAAGACACGTTTTTCATAGATATACTCACCAGTCAGCTTTTTCTCAGCGATTTTTGCCTGAATCTCCTCGTCCTCGTAGTTGGCTTCGACCATGTAGAGGTCATAGTTCGGAGCGGCTATACCGTTCAGATTGTTCATGTCGGTGCAGTAGAACAGCTTTCCGGCGGGGAGCCAGACCTTCCATCCGCAGTTCGGAACATTGTGCTTCACCATGTTCGGAATGACATTGCAGATGCCGTAACCGTACATAGTTCCCGGTGTCAAAACATCAATCTGGGAAATTGGCACCCCTGCATCCACCAGCGGTTTGCACAACCAGTCGCAGCAGGCGAATCGCAGTGTTGGGCGATTGGATGCCAGTAGTCGAAGCGTTGACGGCTGGAAGTGGTCACAGTGGATGTGGGTCAAGAGAACCAGCTTCAGAGTTTTCCATTCTGCGGCCAAAGCCTTGAACGGAACACCGCAGTCAATCAGAATCTCATGCTCAATCACCACGGCGTTTCCCTTGCTGCCTGTTGCGATGATGTTGTAGCCGATCATAACGAGCTGAGGTCAACAACCTCTTCGACGGCAGTGGGCTCGCCCTGCGAAATATCACCGTGCGGCAAGGCCTGTCCTGCGTCCACTTCGGGCTTTCCAGTATGAAGTTCTGGCTGCTCCTGTGCGTCAGACATGACCTCCTGCGTAGTAAGGATTTCGCCATTATCTGCTACCGCTGCCACGGCATTATCGCTTTCCAAAGCCTTGGTCATTTCGATGCTCATAACACCCCAGCGAGAAATAAGCTGTCGAAGCATGGTTTTCTTTGCCATGTCATCGAACGACTTATACCAAAAGGACGAATACTTCCACATTTCGCTCTCCGGGATTTTGCCAGCCAGCAATTCCTCGTACTTCTGCCGACTGAACGCCTTGGAGTAGGTATCTGCGTGGTTCATCATTTTTTCTTTGGACCAGTACAGCACCTTGCGGAAACCGTTCATGTACTCAAAGTAAGCCATGTAGCCAACGGTAGGTAGCGCATCCCGCTGGTCATCGTCTTCGATGAACTGGAACTTGGGCTTGCCGGTCATCGAATCTTTGCCCAGATACTCGCCCTGCTTAATCTCGGTAACATCGAGATCCGCATACTGGCCGCTGCGCAGCGCCAGCTGGATGTAGCCCTTATATCCGAGGACGAACTGCGCATCGATCTTGTTTGCCTTGCGGTTCTTAAAGGGAACCAGATAATACTGGCCCAGCTGCGGAGAGGGGCTAAGGTTGAGGGATTCACCAAGCAGGGCACCCGCCAGAATCGTGCCGGCATCGCACTCCTGCAAAGCCGGATTGACCGCGACTGCTGAGGTGATGCTTGCCGTAAAGCGACGAACGCGGGCGGGGTCGCGCAGGGTGTTGGCAATCAAAGACTGATAGCCCTTAGTGGTTATCGCCACAGAAAACTTAGGCTTCTGCTGCGCTTGCAGCTGGTTGTTATACGTTGCCATATTCGATACCTTCCTTTTCAAGATAATTTTTCAGGCCGATAAGCTGCGCTTTCGTGCCCTTTGCGTAGAAGCGGGTCATCAGAATGGGCTCCGGCTTGGGCTGCGAGACCGGTTCGACATCGGGCTGCACAGGCATTTCCGGGTCTACTGAAATTTCCTGCGCTGGTTCAAGCTGCGTCTGGGCTGCTGCGGCAGCAGCGGCGCGAACTTTTTCTGCCGCAGCTTCACGTTCTGCCTGCCTGGCACGGCGTTCTTCTTCCAGTCGCCGCTGCTCTTCGAGAGCCTTGTGACGGTTATCCACAACTTTAATCGCTGTGGGCAGGTCGAGGTTCTTCCGGTATTCCACCATGACCTCCGCAGAACTTTCCATAGCGTCGATTGCAGTAACATCGGACACGATGCCATCCACAAACGCCTTTGCCTGTTTTTTCAGAGCAGTGACGCTGTCGCTCATGTTGACTTTCGGCCGGTAGGTCAAGTCATCCATCCAGTCAATACCCGCAACCGCCACCAACTCGTTGTAATACTCCTGAACAGCATCTGTCTTCTGTGCCACGATGCCGGAAGTGACATCCGTGATTTTCCGCTTCAGTTCTGCGTCGGCGGTCTGGAACGGCACCGTCACACACTCGCGATAAATCTTTTCAAACTCGGTATACGGTTCAAGGATTTTTTCCTTGACAGCAATGCGCTGGGCTTCGTATTCCTTGAATTCCTTGGTCAGCTGTGCGCGAGCATCCTTGACGCTCTTATAAGTCTGCTCTGTGCAGACCAGCGAGAGCGCATCAGCCGTACGCTGCTCGATGTCAGCCTTTACGCTGTGCAACCGCTCAACGATGATGGGCAACTGCTGCAGTTCGATAACCTGCAATGCGGTTTCCTGTGCCATGTGGCATCCTCCTTTTACTTTCCAAAAATGATGGTTTTCCCGGTGCCCTTATTCAGGAGCACCATCCCGTTCGGGATATCCCGAACCCAGAGATATGCGGTGCAGTCCCAACCGGCAGCAGAGAGGGCTTCTTTCTGGCGGCGGGTCAATTTCTTGGCTTTCAAAAAATCATCTCCTCCTCGGTCTTGTTGACAGCGATGTTCAACGTGATGGTCTCCCGGCAGCGGCGGCCGAAGTTGCCCTCCGAGCCGAACATCTTGGTTTTCTCGAACTCCTTTGCGCTGTACACGCTGGCACAGTTGAGAACATTGGGAATGCGGTCAGGGTGGACTGCCCGGAACGCCTGACACGCCATGTGGTAGTTGGGTGCCCAGATCTCCGTCCATCCTCCGCAGTACGGCTGAACATCATCGGAGCCGTAGGTGAAGTAAAATTTTTCCAGATCCATCACTCAGCCTCGCTTTCGTTCTTGATGCAGATACCAAGCGCAGAGAACAAGAGCATCAGGCCAACTTCATCTCCGTCATCCAGGCTCATAAAGTCGAGCTCCCCGGCCACAAAGCCCTCACGGAGAATCACAGCGGTGCCCACAATGGGCTGACCATGTTCCGGCGTACCGTAGAGAATGCTGGCAATGCTGTTGATGGCGTAGCCTTTCAGCAGTCCCTCATCATCAATCACCATGCACAGTCCTTCCGGCAGATACTTGGGATGAACCACCTCGATGCAACCGCCGACCTCTTTCTGGAGGTTGTCCAGCAGCGGTTCGCTGAAGTCCTTGAACTGCATCCGATTTTCGGTGTCAAACACCAATCCTTTCATAAAAACACTCCTTTTCCGGGAAGCACTCGTTGACTTCCCATGCGTCTGTGGCCTCTAAGCAGTGGTCACAGCCTACGATTGTTCCATCCTCGGCGCGATAGATGGTATCGCACCTCTGATGGCAGAGGGGGCACACAGGAGGGTCAGGGTAGCCAGCCTCCGCATCAGTCCTCGGATACAGCATCCAGCACCTCCCGGAGCTTGCGACCCATCCAGCGGCCTACGCCATCGAACGTGCCGTTGCTGTCCAGCCAGACAAACACGGCCGCAACGACGGCAGTCAAAACAAACTGCGCCGCCGGGGCACGAGCTGCTGCCTGTTCAGCGGTGAGGCCGTACACGGTCATCAGGATCTTAATCACGTCTTGTTCTCCCCTTTCTTTCTTTGCTGGTAGGCCTCCCATGCGGCATCCAGCATGGCTTCTCCGTCCGGCATGGCCATGATTTTGAGGTAGAGCCTCTTGCAGCCCCGCGCCAGCCGGGCGGCATCTTCGGGGCTGATTTCATCCAAGTGGATGTGTGGAACGCTATCCATGTAAACCTCCGTTGTTCAGTTTAGCTGAACTTACAGGGCAAAAAAATAGTCTGGGATATCCGACACTTCGATTTTTAGTGCCTGACACGCAGCTTCGATTTCGTCCTGTTTCCAGTCAACCTTACCGTTGAGTTTGAGAGATGTGGTGCGGTCCGACCATCCCATACTCTTGCCAAATGCCCCTCTGGTTCCGAAAATCTCAACGATTCGGCCCAGCAGCTTGTTATAGCTTCTCTGCATCGTTT